CAACATTCATAGGCGGTTTGTTTGACTCGACCCATTACTTTCCTCCAAAAGTTTAATAGCATCTTGACAGGCTTGGATAGCAGCCGTTAAGGCTAGTTCCATCCTATCCATAACTCCATTCATCTCATCACTATTACGAGACATTCTGTTAAGCAAGTCTTCAATCGTATCAAGAGTATTGTTATCCATATAGTATTCCTCGCATGTTATACTCGATTCAAAATCATCTACAAGATTCATAACAAACCTTCTTTCCAAAACTTATCTGCAAGTTTATATTGTAACCTATTGGCTTCACTTTCTCCATCTTTCCACCAGCGTTGGCTTAACCACTGCTTAACATGAACCATCTCATGCACGACTGTAGCAATAAAGTCTCTAAGAGATTGATCTATAGAAACCTCGATAACATATGTGCCGAGTTCCCACTCATGCTCATAGCTTTGTCCACAACACTGAATCTGATTATGTGTAACTGGATAAAAAAGAACTTCGGGATGAACGTCCCAGTAATCTGACAACCAGTCAATAACCTTGTAGCCAATCACTTGATAATCCATAAGATTTCCTCTTAACACTCCGAGTAGGACTCGAACCTACGACCTACGGTTTAGAAGACCGTTGCTCTATCCACTGAGCTACCGGAGTATTATACCATAAATAAATAGAAGTGTTAGTAAATAAATAAAAAATTGTACCTAAGACAAGATACCAGAGCCAAGGCCGATGGGACTACCGTTTACCCATAAGTCTTCCTCTTACGCCATCATATCTGTGGGATGGTCAGCATAAGGTAGACTGCTGCTCCCCTTTGATCCATCCTAAGAAGGACTCTCACGTTTGGTTCACAACACCTTTGTCTCCAGATACCAAGACATATTCAGTCACAACTGCGTAACCTGAGTTGCTATCTCAAGCTGATTCTTACGCATCTCTGATATCCTGTCTTGGATACAATAAATAGGGAGTGATAACCCAGATCCCTACTGGAAGGCTCTCCTTTAATCCGTACTGTGTCACCTAGAACAGCTACGAACCCCGCACATGGGGAATATTACACCGGCCTATTGTGCAGACCTGAACCTCTGCCGAGGCGTTGCATATTATACCCCGCTAAGAATATAACATACTCCTTTACAGTCCTTCGGTTGTACACCCTTCACTGCTCGATTTCAAATCCTCCCTACTATGTGCAGTCCAGAGTATGTCGGACCTACATCGCTAGTAGGGAACGCTTTGGGCTTACATTCTATTTATACTCGCCCAAACGAGTGATCTTTTGACTCTCGGCGTTACAGCCTCACCTATGCCAACCAGCCCCATACCGTCCCCATCATAGGATAGGCCAAGGATTCTTCTAAGAGAGTGACACATGCAATCCTTGGTAAGTAGTCATCTCTCTGTGTTCGCAAGGGGAAACGAACACTAAACTGTTTCTTTGTTCTTATGTTTAATGAACTTAAGTTGGGCGGTCGTGTCGCCCTTCCCATTCGCAGAACTGTCGCTATCACATATGTACCCACGTTCATGTAGCGCATCGAACGCCGACTCTAGTTCTTCTTCGTATGACCATTCTCCCCTACGCTTATAGCATACAAGGAAACGTCCGTGCATTGGGTGACACACAGACACTTGGTCATACCTAAACTCTACAATAAATCCAACATTTGAAAACTTATCAATAATACTAATCATCTCAGTTCTTTCTACCTGATCTACGGTTTCCATATTTGTTTCTCTTTGAACGCCTAGGCTTACCTTTCTTACGCAACCTAGACACATGGGCTTTCAATGCTTCTGTAACTTTAGCCATTTAATCCTCTATGTCCTCATGATACATTCGACTTGTGATAACATCCAAAGGATCATGATCTTCAGGAGGCGTAAGATTATACTCAATACCCCCATCATTTATTAGTTGTTGAAGATAGTCATAAACGTCAGTACTATCAGGCTTGTAATTAAACTCAAGCCTAATGTGTGCAACAAACATTATTTCCTTGCCTTTCTAGCCTTAGTTAAGGCTTGTTTAATTGCATTAAGGTGAGCGTTAGCATGATCTCGCATCCATTTGCGATCAGCTTTATTAGTATTACGTTGGGTCCAAAATCCTGAGTCCACTTTAAACTCTAAGACTAAGGATGTATTCCAAAGTATTCTAATGCGTAAATCTTTTCCTCTTTGGAATGTTAAATCATCCGAGGATGTTTTGTATTCCCTTATTGAAAACTTAGATCCAAGCATATCCAAGCTGTTTTTCATGTATTTAGAATAAGATTCGTTTGTCATAAACACCTCACATAAACATATTCTCCGATTGCAGAACCGTATCAATATCCAAGTCACCAAACTCAGGCAACTCAACACCGTACTGCTCAGCTAACGCCAACAACGGAGAGTTAAGATAAACAGCATGTGTAGCCTTGCGTATACCATCCCTAAAGATTTGCATGTGCATAGGCAACAGCCCACCACAATCATGGATGCTAATGATGTTCTTAACACCACGGGTAAGGCAGTAGATAATACACAACCGCATCACCAAAGCATCCAAGAAGTGTACAAAGTTAGGAGGTCCAGAAGTAATAGACTTCCTTACATCAAGTACGTCTGTGTAAACGTAGAACGTAAGAGACAAGCAGTCCTCATCTCCGAAACATTTACTAGCCTTAAGTGTTCTCTCCTCAGTCTTGCTTCTGAAGTTCTCCATAACAAGACCATCAGGAGAAGTAATAGTCATTGCCTCACCATCTTCGCCCGCAACCTTGACAACCTTACCGATAAACTTCATAAAGGCTTCAATGGTCGGGCTTAACTTAAGCAACGACTTACGATAACGACTCGCCAGCTTCATGGCAATAGGAAACTGATCCTCAAACGGCACATCTAGCTTGCCGATAGGGGAGTCTGAGGCAGCAATAACTTTCCACTCTGGTTCATCTTCAGTACCAAAGTTATGCCAAGTCTTATCACCCATGAACTTCCTAGCAATAGCCAATGGCTTACCGCCGTATGGAATAATCATCACAGGATTCTTTGCAACTGTGGTAGTGTTAACCACATCCTCATTCTCAAGGAACACCTGACTAAACTCATCGTCTTCCCCTGCTTCCCAAGCACGACGGTTCTCATCACAGATATCTTTCCTGAAGTCGTGAATCTCACCGTTAGGGTTGTTGATAAGGTTTGTACGTCGGGCGTTAACCTCATCCCTAGTAGCAGCCGCAGTGTGCTGAAGGTTTGATGACACTTGGTCAAGCCTAATAGGCAAGTCCCAGTAACCGTCTTCCAAAGCATCAGCATATGCGTCACATGCACTAAAGCATTTGAAAGTACCGGCTCCCTTACCAAAGCCATCCCACCACAGATCATAATGCTTAAGCGGGTCTTCAGCAACAGCAAGGATACGGTCCTTATTGTTGTCAACCCACTCAACACGATGATCGAAGTGAAGTTTGTCCAACTTAACTCCGTCTGCTATAGGCAGTCCAGAACATGAACTGGCGATACCAACCTTAGCCCAATACCAGTCATCGTCTGTCTTAAGAATCTGTCCGTTAGCAAAACGCAACAAACTAGAAGCCAGATCATTACCTTGCGGTGATAAGACATCGCAATAGTAATACATACGACCACGAAAGTCGATGTAAACAACCAGCCAGAAGGTCCGACCCTGCATCTCAGTAGCCACCTGTAAGGCAACACCATGAGCATACTTATGAATCTCATGTTCATAAGGCAACAGCGTATGCTTAGCCAAAGCTAAGGTACGATCTGAGATAACGTATGGCACGTCTTGTAGACCGTTCATCGCATCACAGATCCCTTGCTTTGTAACATTTTGCCACGTTCCGTGACTTATGCCGTGCCTAAGAGCATCAGTGAGATATCCACCCGGACGCTCAATAGTATGAGGCACAGGCGGCACAACCATAGGGCGACGATTCATTCCAATCATACCCCAAAGGTCGTGTTCCTCAAGCATGTTCTTAAGTGTGCTAGTGAGCCTAACAACAGTGGTATCCCCATGCTTAGTGTGGTTAAGGTCGATAAACCCAACCGAACGACAGGCATGTATAAGATTCCAAGATATTGCTAGTCGATCCTCTCGATCCATGTTAGGTGCTAAAGTTAACAACCTGCGTGACACTTCATTCACTACAGGGTGTGCTTGAGCCGTATCACCTTCCTTGGAGACCTTATCCAGAGTGGCACATGACGCAATCATTGACACTTCTCTAAGGCCCATCTTAAGGACACGTTTAGCCCACTTAGGAGGCTGACTGAAGCCACTGATCAAATCCTCCAGCCCTCCCTCAAGTTGGTCAACAATAGGATTAGGGTTAACACCCCTACCCATGATTTCTAACTCAAGGTTGCGCTGTTGGTCTAAAGCAGCATCAGTAACAGTAACACATGACATAACCAATCCCCTTATTTGAAAGGTTATTTATTACGAGCCTTTTACTGACTTGCTCAGGTCAATACACAGTGTATTAACTCAGTCCATGTTGGCTTCAAGAACCGCAGACTTATTAGCAGTCCGGCGACGATTACTCTTGTTAGACCTCAACAGGTGATCTGTATTAGTCCGCTGGTCGCCACGGTCCTCAACGTAGTTGCCTGAACGAGGGCCACTACCCATCTGAACCCCGTGAGGTTCCAATGCTTCTCTAAGGTTATTCATTGCGTCCTTAACCGTTTCCCCAACACCGTACAACCCGACATATTCATGATCGGTGTTATACTTCTTCTTCTTGAAAGTACCGTCCTTCTTACGGATACCTTCACCAATAACCTCCATCCGATATCCTTCATCGGTCAAGGTTCTGGTAAGTCTGAAACCCTTAACCCAAGGCAACTTCGAAGGCTTAACTTCAGCCTTCTCAGTCTTACTCAGGTACTCGTTGATTAGGGTCTTACTACGAGTCCGCTTGCCGGGTTCAATACCGCAAACCTTAAGTAGCTCTTGCCTTGACATGGCTTCAAGCTGCTCTTTGGTAAAGGTCTTACCCTTAGACTTCTTGCCCCCAATCTTGCGAGTCTTCTTCGCAGACTTAGGCTTGTCCTCTGCGGTAACACCACGGTCCTTGGCCTTCTTGTGCTTATCTTCAAGATCAGCCACGGTATCCTTGGTATCACCAACAATCACACCAAGCCGGGCCAATGCTCTTTGAGTGGTGGCTTTACCATTCAGTTTCCACCGGCGGTTCAACTCTTTCAGAGCCTTCTTCCGCTTCTTGTCACTCTTATTAGCATAAGCGCAAAGCTCAGCGTTGGACATATAATTCATTGGTTTCTTACTCATGTTACTAACATTCCTTCATTCAAAGGTACATACATCGGGTACGCAACACCATGCTGCGTTCCCATTGGCAGAACTCGGCCTACCACGCATGTATACGTACATGCTTTGATGCCTTGTTCCCATTCGCAGAACTCGGCCTATACATACGTACACATACTACGTTCACGTTCACTATCTATCAAGTCTCCTTTCGTTGTCTTCTTTCCACTGCTCATACTCACGCATACGAGCCTTGAACTCTGATCTGGGAAGCCATGTCTGTATAATTTCCCGTGACTCAGGGTCGTCCAACAAACCAAGCCTAATCTTTCTCAACGCACTACGATGACCCCCTCTTACCGTTGATTCATTATTATTATTTCCTGAATCAGGGTGAGGATCTTCGTTTAGCTTCTCCGCAATTACCTTATGCGGAGTAAGATCTAACGGAGACTTAGGTTCCGTAGCCTTACAAAGATTAGAGTCAATACGATCTCTAACAATTTTTGCCATTACAGTTCAACTACCTCTTGTAAAATGAGTATGATAAACAAAGTAATAAGGCCCATACTCATGGCACATAATACTAATTCAATTACCCACATTCAATTCTCCACTTTTATTGCATACATTCTCCGAAAGAAGTGCTTATCTTTGACACTCTTACGATACCAACGATTGCCTAGACCTTTGGATCTATTGCCCCAATCGTATCTAAAGTCAGGATCTAGATTAATTCTGACATCCATGCAGAACTCACCGCAATCCCAAAGTACACGGTTAGTTCTACGTTCCGGTAAGAAACCAAGAATCCACAGTAACATCCTGTGAATCCAAGGTTTACGAGGTTCAGTGTACATATACACCTACCTTTCTGCCTCAATCAAGAGGCTCTATGCGTTCCCCGCTATATTCATCGAGGTCAGCTTGCGTATAACCAGAGAACGTCTCTGGTGTATACTTCTTTTCTTTCTCCTTTCTGCAACTAACACAAACCCTGTCTAAGGGTATGCCTTGGCAATCTGTCATCCAATAAGACATTTGCCCTGACCCACAAGGGCAAGGCTTTGGTGGTCGTTCGTGAATACTACTCATCGATTGAATTCTCCTTCTTATCCATGCTGCCTTCCGCATATCCACAACCGTAACCATGATCCAACCCTTCACCGTGGCCCCATTCCCAGCCAACAGTAAACGCAACCTGCAAAGCCAGATCGAGTCTGCCATCCGTGTTTGCCCCGAGTTGTTTCATTATGAACTCAAGGCATTCATTGGCTTCCTCACCTTGGGTGGCGGCAAACCACTTGTCTCTGTTGCGGAAGACATTCAATGCAAAGTTGCCATCCAGACATTCCATTGATTTTATTAGCTTGTGATGTCTGGTATCCTCGCCGCTGCCATTACACCGATCACAAATCCTGAACTCAACGGGATTTTCACGGCCTGCATCTGAAGGGTGATAGTATTCCATATCACCACTGCCATCGCAGAGTTGGCATTCAAACTTCTTACTATTCATAACACAATGCTCCTTACCCATATGGGCAGTTAGGTTACTCAATAAGGACGATGATGCCTCAATACATTCAAGGCACATTTAACATGCCGAGGCTTTGGGTAAGCCCCGGCTTTGAATAGTTTCCTTAATGATTTAGGTTGTTTTCTGTAGGAATTACTTTCCCATGCCGCATCAATAGCTAGAAAAACTAGCGTTCTATTGAGGACATTAGGGTAATCCCAGTCCAATCTAAACATCACATACCTCTGTTGTATCATACACAATACTCCTTATTTATAATTACCACGATTTGTGGATTAATAGCCCGGACGAGCCTTACGCAATACCTTACCTATCAAATCAAAACGTAAGTTTATGCGGCCAAAGTAACAAGACCGTGATTTACAGTGTCTTCTATTGAAGCAATGTAAATCTGTCTGCTTATGGCAGCCCTTACATAGCGTTTTGTTTCTCACTTTATACTCCTTGTTAGTAATCACCACGATTACTATCAACGGTCCCATGTCCTCCTAAACATGGGACCGTTGTGGTATCCGTGGATTATCTAATAGCTCTGGAGAATGAACCTTGACCAAGCACAACTAAAGGTGCTTCAGATTCAGGGGTCATATGGTTCTGCCTAATCACTTGGATATAACTAATTTCTGTTTGAAGTTTAGTTATGTGCTTCTCCATAGTATGTTCAATCCACTTCAAGAACTCCATAACCATCTCTTGAGACCATTCACCGGGTAAACACCCTTCATCTGGCATAAAGTGGTTAATCTTAGCTGAAGGATCAAAGGTACAATACTGAGTCCTAGGATCCGACTCATCCCTATTAAAATGACACTCAAAGACTTGAGAAGAACCATCCCAGCAAAAGTTTAGGGTGTCTACCTCCAGAGCCAGCATCTCAAGTAAATAACTCATATGTTCTTGAGGTGTAACTTCTTCGTTTCGTTCCATTTACAAACTCCATTTTCTGCTCCTTTTGGAGCGGTTAGGGTAAACACCACCAGTAGCCGTTAAGCTACTGGTGGCAAAGGGTTAGGGGTTGAGGTTAGGGGTTATAAAACGACTATCAACCGTTCTTCTTGGTCCACCACTCAAGAGTCTTGAGAGCAGCCTTACACTTTCTAGCAAATCCGTTGATATCTTGGTGCTTACCTTTCTTCTTCCACTTACTCATGGTCTTGACAAACTTAGCTTTCTGAGGGGACCAAGTAACAGACAGAGAACCATCAGGGTTCTCGGTCTTAGTCTGCTGCTGGACCCAACTTAGCAGCTTGGAACCGTCTGGAGCCAAGGGCAGTTTAGGGTGCTTAGTCTTAGACTTAACCGCCACTTTACCCTTAGCTTTCGAGGGCTTAGCTTTACCGTTAGACTTCTCTTGATTCTTGCAAATCTGGCTGATTCTAGGGGCTGAAATGCCATACTTATCGGCAATATCAACCTGTTTCATACCAGAAGTGTAAAGATCATAAATCTTACGGTTACGCTTCTTCAATTCATTCATAACTTGTTGTCCTTTCTGGACTTAGGAACTGGGAAATAAGCAGGTCATCCACTGCGGATAACCTTAGGCTTACCTCTCTGCTACTGTTATGTTCTCACCTTATCTCCGTAAACCCCTGTAAATAAAGGGTTTAGCAGCATAAGATTACCCTAATCCTCGTTTTCTGTACCGTTATGGCGGTTGACCCTTGCTCCTAAGGGTAAGAAAAGGGGGCTACCGGGGGATGCTGCGGGCCAATCAAGTCTATACCCAGAAATAAATTCGTGACCCCCTAGTCGATTCTACGATCCTCGGCATCTAGCTTACCCATACGCTCCCAATCAGGTTCCATCTCTTTCATGAGACGAATCATAGTCTCCAGACGGATGATACTGTTGTCCAAGGCACGGACACGATCAATAAGCTTGACCACCATGCTCCAAAGACTGTTGAGCTTAGTAATCAAGATGTTCATCATCCATTTCATCATGCAATACATGAATAAGATCAAGATGATTGCCATGAAGATTGGAAACCCAAGGGTCTCGATAAGATGTAAGAATTGTGTAACGTCTTCCATAGATGTCCCCCTAGATTAAAAGATATGTATATAGCGGGTTTCTCCCCCCAGAGCCTATAGATATTTATTTAGGTTTATAACGGTGAGTTATACCCTAGGTATCCTATAGCCCCATCCCATCAGAACCCGACACGATGCCAAGGTCTATCGTGTCAGGCTCTCCCCCATGTACTCTTCATAGGTTTATATACTATTATACCCGGTTATCCGTCCATCGGCCTTCTAGGGGTTCTGAGGGCCGATTTTAAAGAAACTGTCCGGTAATCGAAGATACGTAGGCATCTCATAGATTGACTCGAATACATCAGTTTCCTTCTGCATTTCAAAGAACGGATTGAAGATAGGCTTCTCGGGTTTCTTGGCAGGGTTCTTATGCAGCGACTGTTGCATATACCGCTGTTTTTCCAAGGGGGTAGTGTTTGGGGTGTTCGATGGAATTTTCGGCTGAAGACGCGGTGTAACGTGATCCTCGAAGTTCTGAAGGATAGTTTCTCTCCATACTCTCATAGCTTCGTCTGGCCTATTATTATCAATATCTTCTTTCATCATACTTGATAAAGCTAAGGCCAAGATTCTAGCTTGGTCCCGGTCATCAGGATTTACGTGATTAAAGAAGGCATCATTAATGGGAACCCACCAGAATGCCTTGGTTGGGAACATGGCTTGATACAACAGATTGAAAGCATCACTAGCCTGAGCATCTCGCTCTCCAGACTTTAGGTCTCCCATTGTAGCAATCCAGTCTTCCATGCCTACAGCTTTTGTAGCTTTGGTTCTGCCTTTTGTTAAGAAGTTGCCCTTACCCATACCTACCATTGCATTTGAGATCATCTTAAATACGCCGGATGCTGGCATTTCTAGCGGATTGCTTCCATACGCAGGTTCACCTAACATTGGATTTACAACAGGTAAGACCGCCAGTTCTCTTACTATCTTACTCCCCCATCCTAATACCGGAGCATGAGAACCCTTCTGGAATAGTTTAGCCCACCCATTTTCTTTCCATTCGGTTGCAATTTCTTCTGCTGATTTCTTACCGGACTGAAGCTCCCTAACTTGCATATGTAACATCTCTAATGAAACAATACCTGCAATTAGAGCTAAGGCTTTTATGGCTCCTACTTCAGATGGATTCTTTTTCATATAAACATTAAAGAACGCTAAAGGATAAGTAGCATAGAAAGAGAATAATCTACCAAACCAATTCTTATTAAAGTGAGAATAAGAGGCTAATCCTCTCGGTTCTGGGGAAGCATCGTGAGCGTGCATTTCAATAAAGTTAATAAAACGATCAAACACATCCGTATACAGGTCTCTTTCTAACTTCCCAAACTGATAATCAACGGAGTTCATTCGTTCAAACATAAGCGATTGATCCCAATTTGATTGGGTTGCTTCGCCCCATGTAAGAAGCTTTCTAACCATTGGCATCACATCTAGTCCACTGTCATCAACAACAAGCCCAGCCCTAAACCATCTCATCGCCATTTCATAGCTTAGTCCTTCTTTTCTAGCTAAGCCTTTAATGTATCGTCGTTTTGCTTTAGCGTCCGTTAGCGATTTAAATTTAATAGGATCAAATGCTAGATTAAACGCTTCAAGTTTATCTAAATTCTTAAGAGTATTATACTTAGCATTACCAACCGCAATATTCTTAGTTAGGTTTATGACTTGGCGTAAGAACGTAAACTCTGATTGCATTTTAGCCGTGGCCTCTAAGAAATTATTAAGTTTTTCCATAGCTCCGTCTGTAGCGGTATACTTTCTATCTTTACTCCACATTAATTTCCAAAGGGATCTAATTCGATTACTCCATTTAATATCGTACTCTACTCGATCATCATTCATAAACTTAGCTAAGCCAGATCTTTCAATGTTATCGAACATAAAGGCAGTACCCTCAAGATTGGTATTTAAGTTAGATGAAGATCTTGGGATTCCCTTAAAGGCTGTACCTAAAGCATTCATTAACGCTCCAGCACTTCCTGATCTAGCAATAATAGCAAACGGTAATTCAACTAAAGCAACTGCTTGTGAAATACCGCTTCCAAAAATAGCCTGAGCAAGATTGTTCATTGCTTTTACTGCTGTATCAAATTTGATGTTTGCATCATATACAGGCGTTCCAATCATTTCCTTATAAAGCATTTCCATAAAATCGACAGTTTCTTCGAGTGCTTTTTTAGTGGCGTGATCAGCAATTTTCTTACCCTTTGGTCCGGCTATCTCGGTTAAGCTTGCAACCCTATCTCGCATTAAAGAAAAGACATCTTCAAACCGTAGGTTCTTAAGTTGTTCTCCGGTAAATGGAGAAGCAATTGCCATTGTTTGAAGCCAATGATTTAATACATCTTGTGCATTAATTCTAGTTGCAGTAGTATTAGCGTAGTCCATAATAATCCGGTCCCACGACCAATCAAATTCTTTTAAGAATTCAGGATTATTTGCTAATTCTTCAGCAGAGAACACCCTTTCTTTTGATCCCATATTCGGTTGACCTATTTCATTTATGTACCTACGTTCTGCTCCAGCAACGTCTTGTCCAGCCTTAGAACCAGCAGCTTCGTGGTTTCTTCGCCTAGCCCAATTAATCATAGCTTCGTGTAATGCGGTTCGTTCTGGATTAATTCTTGCCCCCTTGGTATTTACATAATAACTAGTATCACCACCATAAGAAGCTTCTATTTTATCTCCAATAGAAATTGAATCCTCTGCTCCGCTATATTCAGCATTTAAGTTTTCTTCGCTAAATGTTTTAAATATTTCTGGCTTAGCCATAATAGGTTTAGTAGTATCAGGAGCTATAGCCTTAGCAGAAGTTTTTAACTCTTCAGGAGAGAACACTTGAATTTTACGACTCTTAGGTTTAAATACATTTGGTTCTCTTATTACAGAGATATCCAGAGCAGTCTTTGTCATAAATGGAGAACCTTCTTCAGTACCTACTCTAAATTGATTAGGTCCAAGCTTTTCTTGTAATTCATTAATAACCGCTGCTTCTCTTTGTTTAAGTTCTTTATATCGTTCAATGGATTCTTTATATAGCTGCCTCATTTTAAGAGTACGGGCTTGCATAGCCGAGTCTTGTTTAATAGGATTTCTTTCAACTGTAATTTGAGGATCCATCCACTGATCTTCAGCAGGCAATGTTTTATGAAGGTTTTCAATATCCCAAACTTCTTGCTTAATTGCTTGTAGCTCTTTAGCTAATGTTATGCTCTCAATAACAATTGGAGAATCCTTTTGAGATCTTAGTTCTGCTATACGTGCATTGTAATCAGCTAACAGATAACCGGGAGACTTTAAACTCCACTCTCCCTTGGTATGATCCCACTGCTCTCTACCTTTCTTTTTACCCGCTTGTTTGACAACCTCTTGCTTTTTAGCTTCTAAGTAAGCAATCTTTTCATCAATTGTTTTATTCTTAACTTCAGGTGTTGGCTCAACTTTAGTAATTGTAATACCATGTAGTTCTTCTGCTCGTTCCCGACCTCTAGTTGTTAATCTCCAACCTCGTGCTGAACGATCATATTCAATGAAGCCGGTCTTTTTTAAGTGCTGGAATAAATTGTTTTGATAAGAAGCTACATTTTTTCCAATATCATCGCTGTAAGTCTTTGGAGCAAAACGACTTATAGCTGGAATATCTTGTTTGGTAACGGGCTGAAAACTAGGATCAGCACTAACTAACGGCCTAATTTCCCCGAAGAATTGTTTAATAAAGTCAGCTTTAGTAAAGGTTGCATTTGTAGGATGGATTCTAAACCACTCAATAATATTTTTTTCTAGTGCCGTTTGAGGCTGGAATAATAAAGGCTTAGCAGGAACAAATACTTTTTTATCTTGATACTGTGTTAAGTTATCTAAAGCTTTCTTTAAGATACGTCTCTTATACATTAGAAGATTTCGAGTATAGTAATTACCTGTAGTAAATTCTTTTTTAAACGCCGGAACTCTATTATCGTTTGCGTAATTTTTAGAGAACCAATTAATTTTATTTACCATAGATGCAGAATCTCCAATATATCTCATTTGAGGTTCCATGAGTTGTTTATCTACAGTATTAAGTTCCTTAAGTAAAGAATCAAAAGGATTATCTACAAATCGGACAACTCCCTCAACAAACGTAGAATAAGCCTCCGCATAATTCTTGTAATGTCCTTGTAATAAAGATTCGGTTTCTTTCATGGTTTCGAACATAACTAAAGCTCTAAAGTTACCGATCATTGTGTCTTCTACAATATCATTAACTTGCTGCTCAGTTAGTTCTTTATATTTTGGATTCTTCTTTTTCTTTTCAGCTTCTTCTTTTAAAAGTCTCTTTCTAATTTGTTCAGCAGATTCGCTTACAGAATCAATCATTCTTGTTAAAGTAGAGTAAGTTCCTTTAATATTTTTAATTACGTCTCTTTCGATTGCCCCTATTGTTAGGTGCGTAGCAAAGGTTACATATTCTACCTCTTTACCGTAATGACCGCCCTTACTGGTTGGCATATCATATGGTAACAATAGTTGCTTTTCAAGCTCTGCTAAACTTGAAATTGGCTTAACAAAAGTATAACCATCGTTTTCGTTTAAAGCTCTGTTTACCGATATCTTAGTAAACTTAGTTGGTCCTCCATCGGCTGCTCTTGGTTTCCACTCAGGATATAAAGGAATAATATCCTGAATGGGCTTAATAATTTTTACTCCCTCCCATTTAATGCTCTTTCCAAAAATACTATTTAAAGAAATTGCTCGTCTTCTAGACGGGAGGTTTAATTTAGATTCTCGTAATTCACTTTCATATATCGCTTCTCGTAATCGCTGAATCCAACGATTAATGTTTTCCCTTAGAACCCGTACCTCTTGATCTCTATGCACAGGGCGGGAAATTCCAGTACGTCCGTCAGTTTTCATAGTTGTAGTATATAAATATTGCTTATTAATGGGTCTATTAATAGAATCAAAATAACCAATTGCAGATGTATCTCCAGACTTAGCAATCTGTTCTTGAACATAGTTTGCATGCCAGTTCACAAGTTTTCTAACATCAATTTCCTGTTCTTGTTTTAACTCTGCTCTACGTTGCTGTATGTCTTCGGCCCTAAACTTAAAGAAACTGTTAGGATTATCTTTCCATTTATTAGCACTTTCGTCCCACATGGCAGCGTCGGCATCGCCTTCAACAAGTAACTTAACCAAAAGATTAATTGAACGTCTTTCGTTTCGTTCTGCTGCACTTATACCTTTTTCAGTGGGATCAAAGAAATCTACTAACATTTTATTTAGACTTTGCCGTAACTCGTCATTTATCATCCTGTCTTCAGGACGCTCAGTTCGACTAGTCATTCGTGGCCTATCGGACACAGACATTCCTAATCTTTCGGCTTCTTCTGGGCTGATGCTAGATATTTTGCCCCTACCTATTTCAGAAGATCGTTTTCTTTTTCGGAAGGTTTCTTTGTATCCTGCCGCAACAGCGTACATAAAGCGACCTAATGGTACTTCTGAGTTGGCTCCAACACCGCCAAAGGTTTTGTCTTCTGACTTAAGCCTTCGAATTTTTCTCCACTTACCGTCCTCTCCCTTTTGTAATTTATGTGTAAACATTTCTCTACTAGCTCGGTGTAAAGCCATAGAGTCTTTAAATCCTATAGAACTTGATAGTGGAAACTCTTTTATTAACTCTTCGGTTGTTAAGTCAATAAGCTTCTTAGGCTTACCTTTTTCATTCTTAACAATTTCTGATGTAGCCTTTTCAAACTGATCTTCAGTTAAATACCATAAACGCTTTAAGGCTGTAGGTTTACTGGTTGCTAACCAGAACAACTCTTCGAATACATCATCAAGTAAATCTGCATCTACATCATGTCCTGCGGCTAACTCAGCACGGATAATAGAACTAATGCGTTGTTTAATGGCATATTCAATTCCCGGTTCGGTTTCCCATTCTTGTAAACCATACTTATCAGTTCTGCCCTTTTTACCCACAGCTTTTACTTTAGTTGCGTTTCTATTATATAAGAAGAATAAATCGCCAACAGTCATTGTTTCTTTGTTCTCAGCACCCGGAACAAAGTTGTAAAACTTATCATAAATATCGGCTTCATGCTTTGCTTCTTTAGCTTCTTTAGCTGCTATTTCTTTTTCAAGTGCTTTCTTTCGTAGTATTCGTTTTCTCTTACCGCCAAGATTAGCTGCCATTGCGGCTTGGTGCATGGTTAATTCAGCCGCTTCAGCTAGATGGAACTTTCCTGTTGTATCAAAACCAAATACGGAACCTTCGCCATCCAAGAGGTTTCTAAGCATTTCCAATCTTTTAATTTCCCAACGAAGCATTTCAATTTTTGGATGATTAGGATCATTGATTCCAAGCTTTGTTCGTTTTTCATGTAAGGAATTTAATAGTTTTTGAAGTTCTTGTTGATACGCTCGACGGTTAGGATCTACAAACTTTTCTATTTCAATTAAAGTAACAATTTTATTCCACTGTCTTTCAATAGCTTTGGCCTTACCTTCAATAGGTTTGGCCCAATCCTTTTGAGCTATTTTACCGGGCTTTAATTGTTCCTTTCGTGTAATAGGAGAAATCCATCCTAAGTAAGATTCCATAACTTTAATCATTTTCTTAGCATTTTTTTGGATAGCAGGATGAGGAAGCTCAGCTTGTTTTTTATAAAACTCTAAAGTATTGCGTAATCTGGTTTCATTAATTAAAGTTGAATCGCCCTTTAATTTTAAAAGGTGTGGAGGACCGTCTGTTAATTGAAGGATGCTAGGTAACATCTCTGCTTTCTTTTGTCTAACTTCCTTCCACAGTTTAACTCGTTGATCAACCACTGCTTTAAAGTCTCCGTCTCCGGTTAATAAAGCATACTCTTGCATCATAGTAAAGTATTCGTCTATATATGTTTTAACTTCTACTTCAACATCTTTAGATATAGTAAAGCGTCCTCGGCTTACATCACTTATTTCTTCTAAGATTCTCATTTCTTGATAGTTAAGGGCTGTTAGTTCTGCTTGGGTAGCTGTAGCATCTACGGCACTAGGCTGTTCAGTCCTAATAGCAGAATCTTCTAAGCTTTCTAGCTCTCTCTTGTGTTGTATAATTCTTTCGTCTAAATTAGCAACTGTTTTTGTAGCTAATGCTTGTGCTTCTTTAGCCTTTAATTGAGCTTGCTTTTTACCCATTGCTTTGTATTCTTTCTTAGAAATACCAAGAATTTTTCGAACTTGTTTCTTCGTAAGATCTGCTTCTTGTTTTTCGTGGGGTAACTCTGCAAGTACAGCATCAATGGTTTCATCTGTCTGTACAATTTCTATAGACGAATCATTGGGCTGATCTATTTCAGCTACATCTTCAGGCTTGTCTACTTTCTGTTTCTTATATCCAATTGTAGGACCACGACGATAGACTTCATTTAAGTCTACATCAGTATCCCTTTCGTTTCTTAGCATAATATCATCAAGATTATCCCAAACCATGTCTGTTTCTAAGTCTGCTTTATATCCATCAATTTCGCCTTGAATATTGTCAGACCAAGCTGAAAACGGTTTATTATCTTTAGATGAATAATTACCATGCCAGATATCAATAAATGGATATCTTTCTTTAATTGCTCGTTCAATTGCAAGTCTAGTTATTCTTTGCTCTGGTTTGTTTTCCATAGCTGCATTTAAACTTGCATCAACCATAGCTTTTTTAATGGAGCCTATATCCGTTAGGATTTGCTGAGTAATGGTTTCTCCTCCTACGGATACCCATCCCTCCGACAACCACGTTTGCATCTTTAGATTCCACTCTTCTGCATCATTAGCTTTCATCTCATTCCATTTTTTATTAACTTCTACTTCCTTACGATATTCTAAGAACAGTTCATTTCTTTCATCAAGGTCGAAGTAATTATGGTCTGGATAATATTTTTCAAGCCAGCTTTTGAAATGAGGAGAATCTGCGCCAGCTTCTGCTATAGCTTGTGTTAAGGCTTCATAATCTTCTGCTGAAGGATCGCCTGTTTTGTTTACTACATTTCTCCAACTTCTAAAATCTATATTTGCTTCTAACTCAGAGTTGGCTGCAACCGCCTTTAAAACATTTCGTCGATTGTAATCAGCCGCTTCTTTAATGGCTTCTCGAATTAAATGCACAACAATTTTAGAAACATCAAAATTATTAGCAGCACCTTCCGACACAATCTGTTTAAGCATGGCGTTGTTGTTAACAAAATTGATAATATCTAGAATAGATAAGCCATTGTTTATAAACTCTTGTTCATTAATTCCCAACTCTCTTCGACCAACTTTTCTGCCAGTAAGAGCTTCTACTGTATCAAAGAGATGCTGCTCACCTACAGCATAAAAGTCTTGTTCGGGGAACAGAGGATCTGGTTTATCTAGGTTTTTAGTAAACATTTCACCAATGTTTTCACCTTGTTCTCGACCAGTAAATGGTGTAACTGTGGTTATTTCGTCTATTGGAATAGGTTTTTCTAATCCCTCAACCTTAATACTAATGATTGTTGGCTCAGGAATTAATCCTTGTTCTACGTCGTTTGCGGCTTCTCTCAGAGTAGTAGCTAATTCTAAGTTTCCTTCAGCTTCGTATCTATCCGCTGATGTGCGCATGTCATCAATGTTTCTAGTGGTAGCATAATCAGCGTTTTCGACAATACGTGCGTTTTCAAACAAAGGATTGTCTACATTGTGGATTACAACAGAACCAACATCAATAGGTTTATCAGGAGTTTCAACAAAACCGGGAAACTCTAACCTATCGTGTGATACCTTTACGTTGGCTTTTACTGGGTTTCCATTAATTTCTAGTACATTGCCCTTGTGTTTAATTCCCGGCTCAATAATATACGTAACTCTTGGTTCTCCTGAATCAGATAAATTCTTTGGAAATACTCTATTTCTTTCTGAAACAGACATTAACTCAGGATCAAACCTATCACCAACATTATCTATGAGTTCCATTTCATTCTTTGCTAAAAACTCATCTAATCTTTTTTGAATTTTTTCTTGTAGCTCTAACTCTAATGCTGCAAGAGTTTCGGTTTTTACCTTATTTTCAGGGGTTTTTGACTTAATTTTTTCTATGGCTTCAAGTTGGTTTCTTCTAATATTCCATAGAATCATAGCCGCAGTTCGCGTATCTTCTAAACTAAATCGTCCTTCTCCATCAATAGGTTCTAGCCTATCAAAGTATTCATTAGCTGTCTTTTTTCTTCTTTCTAAGGTTTCAACAATAGGCGTAATAGGATCTACTTTTTGTTCTTTGATTAACGATAGTGGAGCGTCTTCTTTAGCAACAACAGGTAAACCTTTATTTTGTCGTTTATTATCTGCTGCTGCTTGAAGGGTACGTAAATCATCAGTTGTAAATCCGGTTTGATTATGATAATCCCACACCTGCTTTGACAGAGTAGCTTGGTTTATATCAGGACTATAGAAAATAGATCCTTCAGGAATACCGCTAATACCTACTACAGAACCTTTCTCAGTTAATAAAGAAACATGACCGATTGCTTCAAGCTCAACAATAGAAACAAATCCTGATTCTAAATAACTGTTTGCTTTAATGTGGTTGCCTGCTGTTCCTAAGCTAATTACAGATTCAGGGTTATCGTTGATCATACTCTGAGATAATGGCACATATCCTTCAGGATTACTGCTTTTAGTAAGCTGATTAGTGTCTACACCTCTTTGATAGTTTCTCATTAAGTAATCATCAATTTGAATAAAGACATCAGTAAAGTGTTGAGCAATAAGCTCCACATCTAAATGATCTATATTTCCCATTTCATTACCTAAAGCTTCTCTAACCCATTCTTTTATATTAGCTCTCTTAATTTTGTTTACTCTAGCTAATGCTATTAATTCTTCAAAGACCGGGAAAACTTCTTCCGGTAAGGCTTCTTTAGCTCTGTGTAAACGGGCCACAACAATCGAAGCTTCTCGTTTAGCTTTTTGTTTTGCGTGCCAAACACTTTGGTTTCGCCCTGTTGCGTTTAGATCATCAACTAAAAATTCGTGGGTATTATCTAAAATTCTACCTAATGTTCTTAGTTCATATAAGGTAGAATAATAGACATCTGATTTACTAGAGCCTAGCTCAGCAACGGCAGAAACCATTCTGGTCAACTTAGAGCGTCGTAAAGCCTCGTCTAATACTTCAGCATTTTTAGCGTGGTTTCCTGTAGGATCTTGCATTCGCTTAAGGAGAGCAGAAAGAACTTCTTTACGTAGTTCTTGGCCTTCCATTGTTTCGTCTTGTATTCTCTTAACAAGCTTAGCGTCTGCTTCGTCTTGTAAAGCTTTCCTGCTTTTTGTGCTTTTTCTAGGATATGCTTTATCCATTTCTTGTATCGCACTATCAACTAGTTTGTTTTGAGCGACAATCTCACTCATAGGAGTATCTCTAGTTTCTAAAAGCTTTAAGTTTTCAACTGCATCAAACAACTTAACTAACTCAGGTGTTGTGTAAGTATAGTCTCTAAATCTTAAACTAGGTGCTAAGTCTTCAGGGAACTTAGGAAAAGCTTCTCCACCATTTCCTTTTTCTAAAAAGTTAACTAAATCAGCTTCAGTTCGTTTGAATTTACGATAAGCCTCTCGAAACTTTTTACTGTCTACGCCATGCTTTTCTTTCATCTTTTCCGCTGTAGCTCTACGATTGTTTAATTTAGTTGTTAAGTTATTGTATCTTGTCCACGATTCTCTAGCTGCCACATCTGTAGGAGCAGCAGTATTAAAATCTCTTGGCTTTGGAGTCGGAGATCGCAAGGAATCAACTTCGCTTACGGGTTTTAATAACCCTCTTTCTTCCATTGCGTGTTTTCCATCGGCGGTATTTCTAGCCTTTCTTTCAGCAGAAGACGCAATCTTATTACCGTTTTGCTTTTTCTTTAATTTAATAAAGGCCATAACTTCTTTTTCGATAACTTCACGATTTACTTTATGACCACCAGAACGATAGTGTATATCTTTTAACAAGTTTGCAATTTCGTTTAAGGTAGAATGATGGCCTTCAATTAAGTTTCTATCTAAGAATCTAGCAAAAGCTTCTCCTTCTCCTCCAGTCATATGATCTACAAAAGAAGATACCGTAATCATACCATCTTCCCAACCCATATGAGAAACCAATCCTTCAAAGGTTCCGTCCATTGGAGAATCTGTAGATATTCCCGCCATATGTTTTAACTGATTTTGAACCCAATGAGGATGGTTAAAGCCTATTTTCTTAGCGTCTTTTATTCCCTTAAAGATTTGACCTCCGAGAAACCCATCCATAAAACCAGTCATAGCAAAACCAAATCCACCCATTGTTCCCATTGTAAAAGCTAATTCGCCCAAACTAAAACTATAATCGTGATTTCCTAGGCCATTTATAAAGTCTAATCTTTGTCTAGCATCTTCTTGTTGACGTAAGTTCATTCCTAAACCATACGCTGCACCCCAACCAGCACCAACAGCGGAGCGTCCAGCTAATCCACCTAAAGTTTTAGCACCCTTCATAAAGGCTAAAACTTCTAAAGTTTCTCCGACTGCGACCATTGGATAACCCAGCATTTTATTTATAAATGCTTGTGATTTAATTTGTGTATTAGTTAAAGTTGCTAATCGAGAATCCTTAACAAACCTAGCTCCCCAGACTCCTTGTTTAGTATTAAACAAAGTGGGTATTAATGAACCGTCTGCCATTAAAGCTTTAGTATCTTTTAAACTTAAAGCAACATCGTCTCCTGTTTTAGAAATACCAGAAGCCGGTCCCTTCCAACCCTTAGTTCTTGTAGCCCGAGTTGCAACTAATTGCCACTGATTTTTAGGATTACCAAATCCACCCCACAAACGAGGATTTAATTTTCTTCTTAAGGGTACGCCCATATGGCGACGAACTCCTTGGGTAACAAACTTTCCAGATGTTTGGGCTAAATCTATTACTTCTCCGGTGGTTCTATGAATTAATCTTGGATTAACGTACTGACCTTTTTGAGCGGCTTGAAGAAATTTACTTAGTCTAGCGGTTTGTTCTGTGCTTTTTAATAAAGCTTGTCCACCCGTTTTGGTTACTGCACCTACTCCCGCTAATCCGAAAGTTAAGGGAATAGTAGCATAAAGCTCCCAATCCATTCCCATATCAAATATCATATCTCCCCACCAATCAGCGGTTTCAGATGTTTTACCGGCTTCTCTCATTTGCATATCATATCGAGTTTTACGCATCATTTCTAAAGACGTATCTAATACATGACGATTAACCCAATATAAATAATCGTTTTTATTGGCTGCTCCTTTGCCCCACTCTTGAGGATTAATTCCCTGCTGTTCTAAGTATTCCCTTATAAGGTCTGCTTCAATCTTGTTTCCTCGTCTTTTAGGAAAAGCTTCATCTAACGCAGTAATCCATCCATCAGTCTTATAGTCAAATGTAGGGTCTAAACCATCATGCATGGCATCAATACGGCTCCAATCTGTATTTAAAAACCATTCTAGATCGTCGCCCAATCCCTCAAACTTCATTGTACCCGAGTATCCTCCAGCCGTAGCAGGAGTTAAACCGGCCAAAGATTCATGGAACTCAACGGAATATGGGTTAGCTCCGAGCATTCCTGACATATATTGAGGCTGTGATCTTAGGTTTAACCATCGCCAATAATCATTCATATCTTCAGTACTAAAAATTTCTGGAGGAAGGATGCCTCTATGAAAGTCCCAGTCAAGTCCAGAACGAACAGAGAAATCTCCTTCTTTGTTTATATTCATTACAGGAATAGGCCAAAGAGTTTTTTCTGCTTCTTCTTTTGTCGCTTGTATATAATCAACGCGATTAACTACTGGAATAGGCTTCCGCGTTAAGGTTCTTTCATAATCTCTAAAGCTTCCTAATGGATATTCCATTATTTATTCTCCTGCATTGAAAGTATAAATTTGTGAGAAAATATAGTTTGCCACTTTTCTCGTCCGCTTAGTCGTCCAATTTGCGGATTTTTTCTAGCTTGTACAACTAAAACATACTGATTAATATCATTATCCCAGTGCATTATATATTTAAGTTCTTTATCCCAAGTAGTACCCGAATCTCTTTCTGTAAGTTGAGAAAGAGTAGCGGGAGAATGGGTAATGTTTTTCGCGTTTCTGACAATACCACCAGTTTGATGAATTACAAACGATTCTTTATTTTGTAGTTTATTTTGTATAGATGAACTATTAGGAATAGCAATATTAAGCCATTTTCTATGGGCAAAGCGACCTTTAACAAACTTTTCTTCTCCCGTAGGAGAGTAATAAAACCTTAAGTTTTTACCTGCATATTCTTCTGGTTGTAAATATTCCATAGGCGTAACAATATTTTTATTATCTGCGGTATCATCTAAGGTAAAAGCTGGAATACCTAAAGAACGAATTTCGTGTTGTCTTGTATATGGGTTCCATTGTATGTCTTTTTTAAAATAGATATTATCGAAACCTAGATCATCCCAACTTTTCCACTCATTTCCTATTTTAACCTGTAGTTCAACAGGATTACCCTTAAACGCATCAGCCCAAGGTCCAGCGTTGTTCTTATTTCTATATAGACCATACTCTGGATTTTCAGCAAGATGTACTGGGATAGGCATAAATCTAAAATCTCCTGCCCCAAAGGATTTATCGGTTCGTTGAATATAGTCTAAAAGTGCTGGATCAGCACCAAACGGAATTGTAAAGTCTAGCTGATTCATACTATACTCTACTACATCAAGTTGGGTAACAACGCGATTATCCTTTTCTCTTTCTGCAATAAACTCCCAAAATTGCCTATTAGGTGTTTGGTCAGTAATAGTAACATAATCTCGAACTACATCAGCATATGAATAGTCTGTATCAATTGTTAAAGATCTATGCATATTATATGGGGAATATGGTCCGCGATCAACAGCATCTTGTAGGGGTTGCCAGAATTTTTGTCTTAATGCAGAAGGCATTAGTCGATCTAAATTTAAGTCCATCCAGTTTCCTGAATTATCAAATGCTCCTAAAACAGAATACTCTTCAAATATTCTTTCCATTTTAATATCTAATCCGGCTTGACGAATAGCTTTAGCTGGATTATCTGGATTATTTTGATAGGTTTCATAGAACGAAATAGCATCTGGACTTAAAAACCACATTTGTTCAAACTTTGAACCCGACAAACCAGACACATCGTTTGGATCAGTAATTCGCATAGTTTCATAGTGTCTTAATATATCGTCATACACGTTTTCGAGTGCATTATCAAGCATCCCATAATTATTTGTTCTAACTGCGTCTTGCCGTAACTGTCTAAGTGTTCTAGTTAAAGGAACTTTAGATAGGGGTTCAGGAGCAAACTCAGGAGGATTAGATCCCAAGGTTCCTTGCTTTGTATCTAATACAGATTCCCATACTAAATCCCTACGTTCTTCAGGAATATTATTAAAAGATTTTCCGGTAGATACGCCAAGACGACTTTCTGCTTTTTCGATTGCACTGGTTAATAAGCTTAGTTCAGTGCGTAATCCATCCATAATTTCTTCTCTATTAGAAGCATTGGTTTGGTTAGCCCATTCTAATAAACTATCTGCTAATTCCCGTGGTCGTGTAAATTCTCTGGTTGCCCTATTTAAATCAACTCTTTCAAGAAGACTATTAAGGGTTTGCATGGCATCGTCATATACAGCGGCTTCCAGAAAATCTACGTTTTCCCATCCAGTAGCCCAACCTCGTTCAACCTGTGTTCCTTGTTCGGTTACTTTCATTGTATCATATGATGGATGCCATTCGGCTCCGAAAGCCCGAGCAAGATCCCATACTTTACGAAGGCCAGTTGCATTTGGATCTACTTTAATATTTGCATTAAACCATGCTCTTTCTTGATGGGTATGTGTGATATATGTTTCAATACGCTCAAGGGTTTCTTCTGCTTTTTGAATTTCTTGTTCTTCTTCTGGAGTATAAGGCTCAGCAATACCCGGTTCTCGTTTAATTCTTATTGCTTGTTTTAATTCTCTAACTTTGCTTTGAAGTTCTTTAGATTGTTCTGGTTTTAATATTTCGATTCCTTCTCCCGTAGCAATTTGAGCTAATGTGTAAGCCATCTTAAAATTATTATCTTGTTTAGCTGCTTCTTGTGGAGTTAAGTATGGCCGTACCCATTGATAATCATCTACGGCTCTATCAATATCTTGAGCTAAACTAAATAATTCTGGATTAGTTTGTAAACTTGTCGTAAAGTTATCGGGATATAATGATGTTCGGATTGCCATTCGTTCTAACCACTCAGGCAAAGCTTCATCTAATAGTTCGGGAGTATGCGGATAACCTAATCTTTTTAGTTCTTCATCTACGTTAAAGGTAGGATCTTCTTCTCCTCTTGCAATAATCGAATCATATAATTCTTTGTCTGCTCTAAGAATATCGGGGTTGGTAACGGTTCTTTGGCTATTATTAGTATAGCTCCTAACAACAACCCTTCCTTCTTCTTCATAAGTTTGTCTATCTATTTCTCTTTGATCTTTTCGTTCATTAACTATGTTTATATAGCGAGCTAAATAAGACGGTTGGGGAACATTAGGGTCTGGAAATGATTCTGGATCTGCTAATGTAATAGGAGATTGAACACTTGTTTGATTCATTTGATGCATACTTCTTTCGTTATAAGAAAACTGAGTTTGTCCTCCTATTCCCGGCAATCTTCGAACTAATTGTAAGTTTTTTGGGCCTACTATTTCGAACCTATAGTTGTTAGAAAAAGCTTTTAACGCTCCTTGTACAGTGCTTGCGTCAAACTCTACACTAATTCCCGCTGCTTCTAAAATGTCAGGATCGGCTAGTTGCTGTCCAATATTATCTCTTACGGCTGGATTAATAGCTTGTTCTATTACAATTCGAAGATCTTCAGGAGTTAGCATATTAGCTAAGATATCAAATGAATCTTCGCCTAAAAGTGCATCTGTGTCAATTTCTGTCTGTTCTCTAAGTAAATCTAGATTAATCATTAACCCCTCTCCTTCAGCATTAGGAGATAATAAATATCTAGCGGTTACGTCTGCTGCATTAGCTTTTGCTAGTTCTAATTGACCCTCAACCGTAGTCGGTGCTTTTTTGTCGTTTAGAAATAATCGTTTTAATCTTGCTTCATATTCTGTATCCGTTAATCTATTATCAACTTCTGTAGAAGCTTGACCCCACAATGGATTAATTTTTTCTTTTGGATCTTGTTGACTAGGGTTTTGAATACGGTAAGGACGGCCTAAATCGTTTGTAGCTCTTTGATAATTAGATTCTAAATATAATTCTAAAAACCTTCCAAACTTTTGGTGGTCTTTATTTTCGCTGGTAGATAAAGATCTAATAATTAAATCAGCATCGGGTATATTAATCTTTGCAAAAACATTAGTCATCCAGTAATCTAAATATGCAGAACTATCGCTATCAACTCCAGTATTTGTAGCCCATGCTATCGGTGCAAGAAGATGTCCGTTTTTAATTTTGATGTCGCCAGTTGTACCATCGTTTAAAACATTAATTTGTCTTTCTGATTGAGCCGCTAACCAACTTTGGGTCGTAGGAATATTATCTATTTGTCCGGCCCTAGTTATTACATCTAGGTTAATAATGCCTTTCGCATATTCTTCCATATCTGTTTCGTTTAAATTAATTTCGTTTCGTTGTGTATTAATAGGGTTTGTTCGGCTTGCGCCTATAGATTGATTATGTCTTTGAGTAATAGGTTTTTGTGCGCTGTTCATAAAATTATTAAATGCAGTATAGGCTATACTATCGTGAGCTACGTTCCTGTAAAAGTACTGCCCTTTAATTTTAAACTCCCAAACTAATTCTGGTTTTAACCCTGAAAAATCTAACTGCTGATTGATTCTGGCCCATCTATTTGGATTTGAAACTGCCGAAGGTACAACCAATTTAACCCCTTCTCTAGGTATTGATATGGTATCTACACCGCTTTCTAATAATGGGTTAGGTACGTTTAAAGAAGAAGGAATAGTATCTTCAGGTAATATCATCATTAAGGATGTAAATGTATCGTCCCAATTAATTTTATCCATAATTTGTGGTAAAATTTCCTCGGAACTAAAACTTGAAAGAGATCCCTGTCTTACCATTGTATCAATAATGTTACTTGATCCATTCTCAATATTTCTTTGCAGGGTTTGACGAACATGAGATTTATAACTTTCTGTTATACCTTCTAATGCTCTTTCATAATATTTAGTATAGATTGTTGCTCGTCGGTCTTCGTCTACAATTAGTCCGCCTTGATGAAGCTCTAACGAAGTTTGATACTGAGCTAATGCCGCTGCCGTTGCAGGTATTTCTTCGCGTAAAGCATAGTCAATTAAAGACGAGTCTTTGTTATCTGGTATGTACTGCTCATTCAATAAACCAGCCACATCGTTTCTGACGTTATTAAATATTCGATTACCAATATTTTTATAGAAATCTTCTAAGTGCTTATTAGAGGCAGCAAAAATAATTTCTCTAGACTTAGGTAAATGTAATGAATTAGATAATGCCCCTAGTTCCGTAGTTAACTCATTGGCCGCAACTAGCTGTCCGTTAGATAAGGATTCAAAAAATGAAGGCGTTAGTGTTTCTATTTTTGTGCTTGTAGTTGAATCTTGCTCTCCCTTCCACCTAAAGTTTAATAAGGGAAGAATAGTTTGTTTAACTGAGTCTTGAAATAGTTCTGTTAATGAGACATCCTTACCTAACGAGGTGTAGTCTTCTGTTATAGGTAACTGACTATCGCCTAATAAATTAGTTGCTTCAAAGGTAATATATTCGGCTAATGTTTGTGGATTAAATGAGGAAGCAAAGTCTGTTGCATCTTCAGGAATAATCCCTGCCCGCCTTGCTTCTTCGAGATTTCCGCTTAAATTCACCATAGTTTGTTGAACTATGGATTCTAAAATAGAAGGGTCTTGTGGTCCTGCACTAGCTGTAATTTCTCTAACCCATTTTTTAACTGTCTCTATTTCAGCTTTCTGCATCATGCCGAATTTTCTATCGGACCATCCATTAATACTTTCTAAAAATGTACCGTCATTAGCCCATGACGGATTGTGTCTATATGCAGTATTAACTAAAGCTTTAACTGTATCGTTCCAATCTTCTTCCGTTAATTGGGGAAGTTGGCTCATTTTTTCTAAGGTTACATTAAATAAAGACTTAAAAGATTCTTTAGTTAGGTTGTTTCCAATAGCATCTAATACAAATTTATTTCGTGATTTAATTAAAGCAGCCGGTCCTCTACGGGATTCCATAGCAACCTCAACATTTCCAAAATGAGAATCATACCAATCAAGTTGTTTTTTCTTACTCCAGTGTGTAGGCCACGAAGAAGAGGAAGGGTTAAATCCCAATCTTTTAGCCAATGCTTTTGAAACATGATCTTCTAATTTTGTATCAGAATATCTCCAATCTGGTTTTTGCTCAGTACCATAGTTACGCCAAGTTTTAGCCTCTCCTGATAAAAAGTCTTCTATTTCTTGAGCAGTAATGTTTGGCCCTAAATCTAAATCCTTAACCTTTAATATATCCTTAGCCCTTTGATCGGCCCATATCTGTTGCTGATCATATCCAGCCGCTATTCCCTCTTCAATAAGACGCTCATCTTTTCTCTGGAATCCTTTTTCCTTTAAAACAATTAGCTCACCTACTTTTGTGGCAAATTCAAATCCTGAGCTTATAAAGTCTTTTACATCTCCTGCAACATTAGGAACATTTTGTCCAGCTTTTTCTACAAGATTAGGATCCCAATATTGTCTTTGTGTACTTATTGTTCCTGATCTACCAAATCCCTCAAGGTTTCTAATTACCGGATCAGCTATTTGCTGTCTTCCCGACAGTTCCTCTAACAGTTCCATACCTTGTTGTAAGTCTGTTTCAAAACCTTGTAGACCGCTTGATCGCTTTTGTGAGCGTCTATTGTTGTCTGGAATAAGTACCATTTAAAACCTCCACTACCAAGTAGTCATTTGCTCTGCACCGGCCATCATTTCTAATTCACCGATAGTATTTACCATGTTTAATCCTTCTGTGGCCCCACTTAAACCTGCCGTAGCATAATCTAAGAAATTGTTTCCGGGTGTCCCAACATTTTGGGGTGGTTGAGAAGGTACAAAATATGATGGCATATTATAACTGAATAAGTCTCTCTTAGCAAGGATTCCCTCATAAGCTTTTTGAATATTTTGACGTTCTGTATGATCGTTAATTTTAATAGCCTGAAGTGTTGCTCCTGCGTTAGCTTTAAACTGTTCCTTTAATGCCTTATATGTTCCGCTATTTGTTGATAATCCAGATCCTGTAGATGCTGCCGCAAGTTTTCCCATACTGGATTTGTATCCTTGGTTAATTTGTCGAAGCTTTGAACCAGTATCTTTTTGAAGCTGATGTCGAGCAGTACTTCTATATTCTTGTGCGGCTCTGCCTATTTCTCTGTTCTGTCTAAACCTAGCTTGATTCATCCTAGTAATTTCTAGGTTTTTCAGCAGGTTTTTTACCGAACCATCTAAAACTTCCCAGTTTCTATTAGACATATTTTGAGCAAACTGTACTTGTTGCATATATCTTTGCTTGGCTTCGTCTGCTCTTTTTTGGAATATACTTAGTATTCCCATACCAGCCGTCAATGCAAATTGCCCTACTCCTAACATATTACCTAATCCTCCTGCTGCTCCTCCTCCTGAAGTTGCAGCACTAATAGCTGACGATGTTTCTGACATAGCACTGCCCATTATAGCTTGACTTGCAAACATAGCTGTTGATGATGGCAACATAAATTAATCCCCCCATCTTTGCTTATCTTTAGCCCATTGATCTAAGGCATCATAAAATTTCATAAAACGATATCTTGATTCTCCTCGCCTATACGTTTTATTATCTAACCACTCTTCTTTGGCCTCATTAATTCTACCTAATTTAATAAGTTTTCTGGTTGTCGGACTTTTTCCTAACATTCCCCAGTATGTAGCATCTATTAAAGCGATCTGTACATATTCAGGGTACGTATGTAGATGCGGAAAAACTCTACGGGTTGTATCAATTTTTTCTTGCACATCCATTTCAAATAGTTGAAAAACTTCAGACTTTGTTAATCCTTGTTCTTTTCGTATAATAGCCTGTACATCTAATAATGGATTAATCTGTCTTAGCATCCTAGCGGTTCGTGGTACTGAACCCTTTTTCCTAGGGTCTACTAAATGTCCGATCCCAATCGTTAAATAACCGTCCTTACCAGAATCAGCATATGCTTTATAAATGTTTCCTTCTTTACCGGGGATTTGTGGAGTACCGTCTCTTCTAATAGGCACTTCATTACTTTGAATATATTTGTTTAAACCTATAATATTTCTTGAGGGTTGTAATAACATATCTAAATATTCTTTTTCGATTGGCTTAAATCTAGGGTCTACTCGTTTATTTTTAGGAAAACTGTATAAAACTCTTTGCCCTTCTTTTTCTTCTGTGTAATAAATAACATGGGGGTTAGGCCGTCCCGTAATATCATCTTCGTCCATATTTTTTACCGAAATACCTTCAGTTAAAGATACAGGTTCGTGGTAGTTTAAATCCGAAAGTAAAGATAAATGTAATGTTGGATGACCAATTTGTTTTAAATATCTTCCTTCGTGTTTTCCTCTAGGTATACGAGAAGCTCCGTGCCATATTCCTTGATGATAACCACCAAGAGGAGGACTATTTGGAAACTCTTCTTCGTAAGCTTTCATAATTTCGTGAGAATATAAATCATTTCGTTTATCGTCAAAAGCACCAAAACTAACTGTAGGTGTACTAGGAGAAAACATAGACTTAGTAAATTCATCTGTTGTCATGCCTGCTATTGAACCAAGTACATCTTTAGAATTAGCTAATTCAAATTCTTGTTCCCATTGGTGTTTAAAGGTTGGGGTATTAATAGAAGTAAATCCTTTTGTTAACTCAGGATTTCTTTTTAACATTTGATTAAAGCTATTAGAAGCTAAAGTCGTTTCTTGATTAAACATAACTACCTCCAGCTACGGCCTTTGCGTATAGACCATTTAGTTTCTTTAGGTTGTGGGGGACTAGATGGATGTAAATGCATGGCCCCAGAAATTTTATTTCCTAGCATACCATAGATTCGTTTGTCACTCAACCAGAGATCAATTTCAGCTTGTCGTTCTTGTTCTCTGTTTTTGGCAACGGCATGATCTACATTTAATCCAAGCGTATCTTCCCAAAAACTTACAGCGGCAGACAACGCATCTACCCTATCATCATGTCGTAGACTACCTCGTTGAGCAGTTAGTCTAGTTATTTGATGTTGTGTTTCTTTATCTTTAATAGCTTTAGAATTAAACACTAGACGGTGTTGAGCCATCACAGGTTCTAAAGCGTTTATCATTCTTATTTCTTTCAAGCCAGTTACACGAAAGTCTTCAATAGCTACTTGACCACAGGTTTCTCCAATAATTGGACGAAGTAACTGACAGAACATAGCATCGCCAAAGTTAGACTCTACCCTGATTAATTTTATTTTATATTGGAAAGCTAACATAGCAATTTTCTTTAAGGTAGCTTCACTATATCCACCCTCTAATCCTAATAACTCATGAATAAAAATAAATCCATTACAGGTAGAGGCAATACAGATAGCGGTTTCGTCTTTACCTCGACCACTTGGATCTATAAACATAGCGGTTTGAGTGTATGGGACAAAATGAGAGGCTATCCACATAGGATCGTAGATTTTGTCTCCAGCCATACCAAAAGACGGAATTGTCTTATTTGGGGTAGAGGAAGCCCACACAACCTTTTCTGGGGCCATCTCAGGGTGAACATCAATCACTATTAAGTCGGATAACTTTAGAGGATACTTAGCTGCATCTGCTAGAGTTGTATCGAGTTTATAATGTAAGGAGAAAAGCCTAGGCCCAATTTTAGCTTGACGTTCTAAAAGAATTTCCATAGGAAATCTTTCTGGTTGGGTTGGTTCTCCGGGTTCTAATCCTGATTGTAAAACCCACTCATTAACATCTTCTATTTCGCTTTCAATACTAAGATCTGGCATGACTGCGGGAAACTTAGTAACATGATAGTTATCTTTTAATGTATTATAAATACTCTCTTTAATTTGGGGTGTACCAAGAAAGATAACCCTACCGCCTACGTTTCTAATCTGCTCAAACTCATGTACTTTATTTAAAAGCTTTTCTCTAGACGCTGCGGTTTCACAGTTACCCTCGATTTCAATATCATCTCCAATAACATACTCAGCATGGGAGCCAGTTATCTGTGAAGAAATACCACGGGCAAAGCAAGACTTATCCTGACCGATCTTGTCTCTAGCTTCCACATTAAACGCAAAGGCATTATCAGTTGTATGATCACCCGGTCTAAGATGAACACAATATGGCACTAAATCTAAAATTCTACGAGTCATAGAAATAAACTCAGCGGCTTTATTTCCCGTAGCCGATACAACAAGAATGGTAGCATTGGGATCTCGCAAAAGAAACCAAGATGCAAGACAGGCTGTGATTACTGACTTACCAAAGCCTCGTCCAGCTTGTAATTGCATATCTTTAGGCCCGTTCTGTAGGGCATCAGCCATTGCGTATTGAGCGGCTGTGGGTTCCCCTAGTCCCAGATATTTAAAGCAAGCCCAAAGATGATTACGAAAATCATCCACCATTTCTTGAGGTACTTTCATACTACCACTTTACCTTATGTGACCAATACCTTGCACTTAATTTATCTGGTTTAGAATCCTGAGCATTATGTCTAGCATAGTATGACTTTTTTCTAGCTTTTTCTTTTGCGGTTTTAGGATTCTTACCAGCCCCCTTTACACCTTGTTGTCCAAAACGGATTGTTTTAATTGTATCTCCTTGTTTTGCCACAACAACGTGAGATTTAGTTTTATGATTAGGGGTTCGCTTGGGTTTATTGTACCCAGAAACTCCGGCTTTAGCAAGCCTTGGGTCTTTCTTCTTAGCCATATTTTTACTCCTAAGTGCCAAATTTAAATGGCGTATTCTCCATCATATCGGTTAACTCATCTAAAACTTCCGTAGGAATTTCATCAAGTTTATCTCGATTATCGTTCACAACTCCCCTAATAACTTGGTATAATCCCGGTGAGCATTTGCTCGGATCGTGTAAGTCTTCTAGAAGTTGTTGAAGGAGAATATTATTTAATCGTGATACAAGGTTTTTATCTGCCATATATCTACTCCTTATACTATTATACCCGGTTATAGATCAATCAGGTCCGGGCCAACCCGCTGCATTAATAAATGACCAAACATTTAATCCATATCTTTCTCCATAGTCTGCCGATGTAGCACCTAAAGATTGTCCAATACTATATGACTGATTAGCACCAGCAACCCCTACCGATATATCATTTAAAGCAGATGATCCCCCAGCACCTGAGAAAACATTTCCTAATAGAGAACACTTAGATGCGTTTTGAACAAACGAAGAACTATCAGTTGGATCGTCAAAATAAATATGGGCCTTAGAACCGGGAGTACCCGACCAATTCATAATATTATTATTAATAGCACAGTTTAAAAAGTCGTGAGAATAGATAGTATGTTTAGTATTGGTAAAGGAACCATTCCACTTTATATCAAATATATTATTATGAATACCCCACCTAATAGTGCCATTTCCGTCTCGCGTAAAGTCTAAGCCATAAGCCTCGTTATCCGATGTATCTTTAGCTAACACAATAAATATGTTATCATTAACTAAAGAATTACTAAAATCGGTGTCATTTTTTCCGGTAATTTTAATACCTTTTGTAAACCCATACATTAAGTTATTAGAAATACGTCCCCCTGAAAAAGGCAATCCATCGGTAGTAAAGGATGCATGTAAAATATTAATTGCACGGTTTCCTGCTCCTTCATAATCTCTATGAGCAAAAAGTTTATTATTTAAAATTGTTACAGAAAAGTATGGCATATAGTGTTGAGGGTCTGCATAAATATTTGCGTTTGTATTGTCACCTGTTAGAACTGCATTTTCTTGCATTCCATTATCAACAATAATACCATTATTTGAAATATTTTCTATATGATTGTTTGTAATTTCTGTATCTATAGCGGCGGTATAAATATTATGTATATGGTATTTAGCTTCTAAATGCGGATCAGCACCATTATTAGTGTTATTAAATCTATAGCTTTGAGAAATATGGTTTCCATCTATTTTTGCCCGATTAAATCCGGCTTGTAAGTGTACAGAAGTTCCTCTAATACCTGTAAATCTATTGTTTAAAATATGACAATGATTTCCTCCTACATATTCGTAGGTTGTTCCTTTTCGTGGACCTGAGCTTGTTGGACTATATATACCATTTCCGCCTCTTCCACAATGAAAAGTATTGTTTGATATTGTTACATAAGGGGTAGTATTTCCTAATAAAATTAAATCACCTTCGGGAAACGCTGGTCCCATATATAAATTTGAATCTACGGTGCAGTTATTAACATAGTTTAATTCTAAAATACCACCCGGACAATCGTTAAAAGTACAATTATGTATGTTTACGTTATTACAATATTCAATTTCTAATGCTCGATTTAATCCTGATAAACATTCTGCTCCTGTTCCTCCATCGGTTCCTACAGAAGTTGAACCACAAGAAGTATATGTAAAGGTTGTTGATGTAGGTGTTGAAGCAACTACTCGTTGCCCAAAAACATGCTGTATAAACTCAAACCCAGAACCATCACTATCTCCGTTTCCAAAATAAACATAATCCCCGGTGGTTAAATTGTGAGCAGCAGTTGTAGTAACTGTTACGGTTTCATCAGAAGCGTTAGCAAAACCGTCTACAGCAACTACAGAAGTACCCAAAGCATTTCCTTGAAATTGTACGTTAATAATATTAATATTTTCTAAAACACTAGTTAATTTAGTTACTGTAGAGTTGGTGGTTAATTTTCCTAAAATAGGATCAAGTAATGTTAAATCTTCTGTAGAAGAATCATTAGCTATAACTTTTTGCATGTCACTAAAAAACTTACTTCTTTCAAAAGTTTCAGCACCATATGGAATAATCTGCATGGATAGTCTACTACCGGCAGATAATAAAGTACTACCAATACTAGTCTCTGTATGATTGGCAATCTTAACCCAATCTCCTACAGAAATAGTAGAGGAGTCATTAACTCTAACAACATAGTCGCCAATATTTACAGGAGATGCTACAGTTAGGGCCGTAGCTGTAGTATCAGTTCCGTAAATCTTAAGAATACTAAACTTACTTTTATTGGTTCCGGTGTACTTAATAGTACCGTTTCTAATTGTAACATTACTTCGGGTTAATGTTAGCTGCTGATTAGTAGCATAAGTTTTACCTGCAAGATCAATGACACTATAGTCTGATGCGTTTAATGCAAGTTGTAATTCTGGGCCATCGTCTGTGGCTCCATCGCCTGCTGCCCCGAAGTCGAGCGGCGTGATGAACCCAGTGTCCATCATACGTAAATTAGTTTTCGTTAGTGCCATTTTAAATTATCTCCTTAAGATAAAAATCATCCGAGTAAATAAGCGTAGCCTATGTTTTGACCCACATATTTATAAAGGTAAAAGTAGTATGTACTAGCATCTTCAGCTTTATAAGCAATATCAAATGTTAAAAACCCAGGATATTCAGTATTACCGTTTGTATCTATATCAGATTGAGTAACTGTATATATAGACTTAATAGAACCAGTCATAGAAAAGAATCTTGCGGGTTGATTTTGAGTAGCTTCAAAACAATAGTCGTAAGTAACCATATCACCATATCCTTCAGTAAAATCTGTAGGTATTCTAGCTTTAGAATCTAAAGTAGCAATATTTACGCCGCTATCTAAAGTATTTCCTCTTATCCCAGAAAAAGGATCGTTTTTAATTATTGTAGCATAGTATTTTATATGCTCACTATTGCTAGTACTTGAATCAACTAAAGTGACACCTGCAACTTGTCCATCAAAAAGAATTTCATCTCCCGCTACTACATCTGCTAGAGGTATTTTCCAACGAAAACCTCCTGATTTCCAGTTATCAATATTTAAATAACCTTCGTTTATTAGCTCAACAGCATTGCTTTGATGGTGAAGAATATCCATACCATAAACATTACAAATACTGCGTCTTCTACCTTTACCACCTGATCTATTACTTTCTCCTGCTACTTCTAAATCTCCAGAAATAACTGTATTACCACTAATGGTTGTATTACCCGTAGAAGCTTGTACAGTAAACTTATCTGTATTTACCGATAAATCACTAGAGACATTTAAGGTACTAGCCGCAGTTACAGAACCGCCTACAGTAATATTACCTGTAGTAGTAACTGTAGTTGCCGATAAGTCTCCAACAGACGAGTCTATTGTTGTTTGAATTGATGCACCAAAACAAACAAAATAAAGCTCTGCTTCATCTGGCGGTGCGTTGCCCGCAGAGAATGTAACGGTTGTTCCTGAGATTGAATACTTATTAGCAGGCTGAATAATACCATCTACAGTAATTAGCCATGCCGTATTAATTGTAGAGTTAGGAGTTACGCCAACAACAAATGTTAGGTTAGATCCGTCAGCATTTCCAGTAATCGCATTATCTCCAGCACCTCCGGTGTACCAAATTTGAGGTGTCGAAACAATACTGGAGTTTGTCCACTTACTATTAATATCGTCCCAAGCAATGACATCTCCTATTGCTGGGGTAGCCGAAATATTCTCATTACCAAGATGCTCCATGCCAATGGTTCCGCTTTCCCATGCACTGCCGCTGTACTTGAGGATATGATTGGCTGCCGGTGTTCCGGTAAACCAGCCAGTATCAACATAAGCTTTAGTTGCAGCATCAGTATTGCCCGTAGGCGTAGCGAGAGCCGTAATCTTGTTACTGCCTAAGTTAAACTCACCAGTCGCCGTACGAGAACCGTCAGTCTTAAAGTACGAGCTATCATCTAAGGTAGCCGTAGCTCCTGCGTTGTACCATTCTGAACTTGCGTTATATCTAAGGTCTTCACCTAAAGCTACTTCAATTGCTGTACTGCTTCCGGTAGGAGTAACAAAGCCAGACCTTGTGATAGTATCTACAGTATCTCCAGCAGCAAAGGCTCTACCTCCGGGTGTAGTTGGGAATGAACTTTGAGTAATGCCTCCGGTAAAGGCTGTCGGGAGCGTACCAGTGGTATTGGCATTCCAGTTACTATAATTACTAAAGGAAATAGTAGTATTACCATCCGCACCCGCAGTACCTTGTGTTAACAGAACTTCTCCCGTAGCTCCGCCACCAGAACTAGCAACAATATCCAATGTAGCTTCACCGTTAATTTCAGCAATTAACTCTGCTGCCATTCCTGCTGCGTCATTAGTGGCTGGGTCCATAGCAATATTAGATCCGGCAGCCCCGTCATTGTCGTTATCAACCTCAAATACTAAAGTAGTACCATCAGAGTCTACAAGGGTTATAGTAGTGGTTTCGTTAGGTTTATCTGTAAGAGTAAAGGTTGCGGTGGCTTTTACGCCCGGTACTACGCTACCAAGGTAAGCAATGCCAGTACCTTGAGCGTCTATTAATGCCTTAAGAATTTTACCTTGGTTGGCTGTAAGGGCTTTGGCTGTAGACGTAGAAGTTACACTGTCTTCAAGGTCTACATAAACTCCGTCAGAATCTGAAAGTAAACCTCCGTTAGTCTTAGTAACTACGTCTAGACCGGAAGCTCCTCGCTGTACAGTTGTATTGGTTTTAACTCTAAGCTGGTTAGAATCAAACTCAAGGCCGCCAACGGCAGCTAAGTCTACCGCAAGTGTAGGATTAGATCCCACAGTTCCACCGCCAGATAAACCATCACCAGCAGTAATAGTGTTGGTTTCACCTTGAGCCATAATACCGCTAGTATCAAGAGTAGCATAACCACTAGGTGTTCCGTAGTAAGGATCTAAGTCACTAGCGTAATAAACTTTATCTAATAATTCTTGAGTTAGATATATAAGCTGAGTTGTCTGGTGATTAAGCTGAGATGAGGTAAGCTTAGATCCAGAAGACCATGTGACGAAAGGAGCAACGCCATAAGTTTTTCTAGCAATAATTATAGTATCAGTCGAAGGATCAAAGGCGGGTAAGTTAACTGTAGTGCCGTCTCTATCCCACGCATAGTCACTTGCAGTTGAAGACATTGTTATTGTTTTATTAACCGAATCAATAGTATACATAGAACTACCAGAAGTAGAAGTATTAGGCAGTGTCCATGCTTCCCATTGTTCTGAAGCAGCAATCTTTGTACCACCCAAACCATCTGGAGCAGCGGCAGCTTCAAAGGTTGAAGAAGGAGTAAACTTACGAATAACAATCAGTTGATCCTGATCGGATACTGCTGAGTTTAAAGAAAGGGTATTGTACGAGTATGTATAGGTACTCGCACTTCCTGAATATTTTACAAATGATCCATAAGAATCATTCGTGTTAACGTAAGTCATGTCTTCTCTCCTTAATCTAAGACTGAACTATATGTAGGTCTAAACATGGCTTTTATTTCCATGTTTGATATATTTACTGGAGTGGGATAATCACTCTTAATGAAAACTTGAAGTTCAGAAGCAAAGCCCATAAGTTTAGCTGTCATTTCTCCTTCAGTTTCAAATAACTGTAATGAACCAAAAGTTTGTTCAAATTTATTTAATTGATTAACATCAAATGTTGTCACCATAGGCGAACGTCCTCGTCTTTGTACTTCAATTCTATAATTACCTGTATTAGAATGACGTACAGACATTGATTTTAAATTAAGGACACCATTAATTATGTTATTTTCATCGTCCCTAACAAATTGTTGGGATAGTTCAATATTCATAGTAAAGGTTTCACCAAAATAAATACTTGTATTATCAGTTGCATAATTACCTTGAACAGTTACCCAAGTTTGTTTAGTTTCTGGCTGCATAACTACAGAATCTGGTGTAATTCTTAAATATTGAAATTCATCCCAACCATCATCAAGAATAACTTCATTAATATTGGGATTTAAAAAAGGAACTACAAATCTTGTTTGGTCTGTTTCTGATAAATAGGTTGCATTGGACGTAGAATCAACTAAGTGTTTATATCTATGGTCTATTCTAGGTTTTTCAAACTCTTCGTCTGTTAGTGCAATTCTTTCTAAATACAAAATATCTGTACCATCGCCTCTAGGCTTTCGAATTACAGCATATAATCTATCATCAAAATGCTGCATCGAAAGTACTTTATCTGTGGAACTGAGTGTCCATTTATGAAAAGCATTTTGAACCGCTCTATCGCCTTGATATCTATTTGTATATATAAATATTTCGTTTTTCTTATCTTCGTTTACAAAGAAAATAGAATCTCTTGCACCTGCGGTGGCAACAGTACCAAAATTTTCTGGTAAATACTCAGGACAATGAGAACTAACCTCGGCAGCAGCGGATATACTAGCTGCTTGAGATGAGTAATAAATATACATTTTTTGTTTAGCAAAGAAATAAATTTGAGATCCCATTAAAATTGGATCAACAAGAGCAGCCGTAGCATAAAAAGCTGTTGGGGCTAATTCCGCAGTAAATGGCGTAACTGTGTTTTCTGATCCAAGTAATTCAAACTGAGTATCACTGTCTGTATTAATAAATAAATAATCTGAGAAAGGAATCATTGCGTTGATTCTGGCGTATTTATTTGAAGAAGCTTGAAGATCAATAGGATCACTGTCTACAATTTTAGCTATATCATCAAAGAAGAAATTATCGTAATCACCAATTTGAGACGTAAATAAAGTATCCGCAGCACTAAAAAATAAACGACCACGATAAAAAGCCATTGAATTGATTTCGATTTGTCTAAGTGTTCCATCATCTTTAGTAAAAATATCTGGGCCGGGATTTGTTTTTCTATTACCACTAGTTCTTGGATCCCATTCAACTGCTTCGAATTTAAAATTATTAGAGCTAATTAATGTTAGTTTAACAGGCATTCGTTTAGCATCAAACATGCAATGACCATCAGCACTTCTTAGTTTTTGGGTAAAAGGTCTACCGGCTCCGCCTTCTTCTGTATTTTTTGATATGATTCTATAATATCCTGAAGTAGAAGTTAAATAAGAACCAGCAGCAAAATATACTTTACCCCTTCCGGTGGCATCTCCGTCTGATGTTCGATGTCCTATGTCAGGATATAATGCTCTTAAGGTTTCTGCTGTTCTATTTACTCCTTTGCCATCACTCCAAAGATCATCCATAGAACCATTATTAGCTGACATATCTAAAGGAGAAGGAGGGAACTTTATTTTACTAAAGTCATCTAATGCTTGTCCTTTATATGCTTCATCTGAAATTGGATAAGACCAATCTTCAACCTGAATTAATTTAGCATCTCTAACATATTTATAGTCATCATTACCACCTCCGATATTATCTACGGTTGGTAACGTAGTAGTTCCTTCGGGTAAGTTTCTGAGAACTTCAAATATTTTTAGGTCATCTTTTACAAAATCACCTGCTAAATATGTAGTATTTGCTGTCCATGTTCGTGCCAATCCTTGAGGATCTTGTTCTATTGTTGTATAATAGGCTATAGAACGCCCCTTTAAATCAATATCATCTATTTGTCCGCCATCTAAATCAAACATATAATTAGCTGGATTCGTTAACACAAAAAGATTGTTATTAAAACTAACAACATCATTTAATTTATAACCTTGACCCGGATCTTCAACATAAAAAACCTGATGTTCGCCAACAATTTTTCTTAGTTTAGCTCGTAAACCCGACCCATTTCCAGTTACTGTCTTAGCATCGTAAATTTTATGATACTCATAATAATCATTTTGTATAGATGTGGGCCTAAAAGCAGCATCCCGTAGTGATTGGTTTGGGCCATGCCCTACACCAAAAGGCCAAGCTGGTCCTCTATCTTCGCTAGTAAACCCTGCTTTAACTGAGCGGTTTAAGATTAATAATGATTGACCAATAGCAATAGCTCTTAGGGCTTCTCTTGCTGTCGAATATTCAGAATTACGATGAGTTAAATACCGTCTTTCATCTAAACTAATAGTATCAACAGGAGGAGAAATATCTCTCCAACCAGTTTTTAATAGTCTAAAAATCCAGAGAAATTGTTGGCTACTACTAGTTGCGTTAAAATCAATTACAAGTAAATAACGAGCATTACTAGCTACATCAAACCAATGAAACCAAAGATCTTTACTTTCTAGATCTTCTATAGGTAAATCATATTCGTCTTGTTCTTTGTTTCTAAAAATCTCAAACCCAGATCTTTTACTTACTGATCTTTCCAAGGTAACGTAACAATTCTCAATTGTTTCGGCTTCCGATGGAAGACGTTTACTAGGTGCTTGTCTACCAACGCCGCCTGACAATGTTAAAATAGGTATTCGTCTATTAGTAGTTTTAACTGGTCGTCTTTTAGCCATTGATCACTCCTAAATCTTTGCTCGCCAGAATCTAAATCTAGCAGGATCATTAGTAAATAAATTATGTTCTCTTCTTATTGCCCTTCGTCCTAAATCTCCATCAAAAATACTACGAGATTTAGTTACTGCATCTGAAGCTCTACCTTTAGATAAACCAATAGCTTCTTTCTGAGCTAAGTAAGCATCTGCGGCATCGTCTCCTTGCGTAATCATCTGATACCAACGGGCGGCACTTGTTACAACAGCTTTTTGACTAGCAGAATCCATATCTTCCCATCGTATACTTTGAATAAACTCTAAAGTATACTCTGTATTAGCATCCCACTTATCTGTTTGTTCAGTTATGTTATAAAGATATCCGTTAGGTTCTCCTCTAATCCCAGCTTCAATATTGTAACCATCATATCCGTCTGTAGTATTATCACTAGTATGATTACTTAATAAGATAACATTAATAGCGTCGTTAGGTAACATAATTTTTAAATTAGAATCAGGCTTAGTCTTCTTAATATAAGTATTATGAGCTAATCCTCGGAACTGATATTCTTCTGAAACCTTATCTAAAATAAACTCTGCAATACTCGTATCTACACCGGAGGATTCATCAAGATCAGACACCAGTGTTTCACCTGCTGCCAATAGCATTTCATTAATAGCATCAAGCCTTGTAATATATCCCATTAGAATCCTCCTTAGTTAAAATAAAAGGCGAACCTCCCCCGAAAGGGAGGCCCACCGTATGTGCGAAAAGATAAAAATTTTATCAGGTCGCTACGTACTCGTTGTACGATCCACCATAATCAAGGGCAGTCTTCATTTCTGCTCTTGTATCGTGATCTGCATTTGCCGTCATGAATGCAGCACATTCTGGCTTAAGAACGCCAGTACCTGCCATCATGGATGCAACAGTAAATACAGTATTTCGACGAATATCATCTACTGTATCAACCTTAAGACCCTGAAGTTTGATAGCCGCAACAGCGTTGGACTGCCAAACAATGGACTTAATTTCACCAGCCGCAAAGTCCAGATTATATCTACCACCGCCAATAGGATTAGTACCACCGCTTTTATCATCGGTTGACATATGGTTAGATTTAATAATTGTAACACCCATATACTCAAGAGAATCCTGCATGTTATTCATGCCACGAGTGAATGGCGCACCCAATCCACCGGCCTGAGCAACTCCACCAAACATAGGCTGAGCATTAATAACGTCTGCCTTATCACGGGCAACACCTAATGCACGAATGTCTTGGAATGCTTGAGGAGTAACGCAAGCATAAACACCCTCAGTTGGGATGCTTTGCTCCTGTAAGTGAACTACGAAATCTTCAAGATTCTGCAAGAATGAAAGAGCTGCTGTAGTTCTCAATGAAGCTGCACTAGCCGCATTACCTAAGTGGGTAAGGCCTGAAGAAGCAAATCCACTGTGGAATGTTACACCTCTTGGATCATCAGCAATTTGAGCATCTGCTGATGCACGACAAAGATAAGCATAGATCTGCTTATCCCGAGTATTGGCAAGAGTCAGGCCAGCCTGACGAGCCAACTCAGCCCGGAACTCCCATTGAGTAAGCATCAAGTCGATGTTATCAATCTCAAAGTGAGCGGCCATAGGTCTCTCATCAAGGAATACGCTAAAAGCTTTTGAAGCAGCGTTGTTAGTACTACCTGTAAGCTCTTCGCCTGCGTCCCAAGACGCTTTAAGATCTACGGTTCCGGTCATTGGGAACGTCATTTCACGACCACTTGAGATGGTCTTAGAATTTACGAGAGGTTCAAACGAATTGTATTCATCGTAAGCGTGAATCACTTCGCCTGACCAAATAGGAAGCCACAACTTATTCTTAGTTGCGTCTCCACCAGCCGTTGCTGCGGCAACGGTTTCACGATATACCATTGCTGTATTGCCTAATGGGCCTACTGCTGTCATAGTAATATCTCCTTAAAATTAAAGTCAACGAAGGGACAAAAAAATAACGATGACACACGTTGGATTATTCCTTACGGAGTCCTCTGTATGGTAATTAAACTAATTCTAAGTTATCCATTGCCTTATAGGGGGATTAATCTTAACTTAAGTTTAATCTAACATTCCAAAGTTGTCCCTCACTCTGGAATATAATTAAAATCTGTTTTCATCATACGCTCTTCGACAGCCGCTCTAAAGTCCGGTTCTATATTAAACCTAGGATTACTTCGGTCCTGTCTAAATTCACGCATGGTCTTATAGCCTGTTAATGCTTGCTGTGTTGAGGCAACATTAACTTTATTCTGTACCTTGGCAGGCTCTTGAGCCTTTGGGGAATTACCAGTAGCTTCCATATATCTAGCTTGTAAACCACGAAGAGTTGTTTCTCTCATAGCCTTATTAGAAAAGCCATGATTAATTGCAAATCTTTCCTGTTCACTTAGATTCTGTGAAGCCCACTGGAGCATATTCTGTAAGTTTTCCTTACCACCAACGATCTTGGCAGAGTTACCGTAAGATTCTCTCATCTTGGCTTTTTGCCCAGCAACGAAATCCTTAATCATTTCAGGACTAAGACCAGTCTTGGTCTGAATTTCCTGCATGGTTTGTTCCATGATTTCACCTGTCGTGGCAATCTCATAAGCCCATTGATCCCAATCAGACTTTTCAATTGATTGGAATAAAGGTGCTGGTTCCTCTTCTGGAGGAGCTTCTGCTTCTGGAATCCTAAGCTCAGCATCTGGCGTATCTACAGGAGAAACTTCAGGCTGAACTTCAGGTTCTGGCTGTGGTGTTGGCTTAGCATTCTGTTCTGCCATTTGTTTTCTAAGTTCAGCTATTTCCTGCTGACCTTGGGTATAGTTTTTTTGAGCTTCCTTCAAACCATTAAACCAGCTTTCTGCGTCTTGAAAGTTTTCTGGAATCTCTACGTTATTTTGGTTAACGTAAGTCTTAAAGGCTTCTTGCTCTGCAATTGCATTAATATCACTAGGAGATGCTGTCATCCCCTGTTGCATTTCCTGAATCTTTTCTGCTGCCTCGTTAACTTGTGGCTGCTGATAATCAAATTCTGGATTGGTATCGGTCATACTACTTTCCCTCTATCTTTCTAATTCTATGTTCGTGGTCAGATATCATGTCGGAGAATCTTCGCATCTCCGCAGCTAAACTGCCCAACTGTTGATTCATTTGCCACAGCATTGTAATAATGCCTGTGCCTACAATAATTTCTATTAACGGAAACACATCTATCATTTTTAAGACCCCCCTTCTTTATATCTAATCCTTTGACCAAGGAAGCTTCTTTGAAACCCACTTATACATAGGCTGGCCCATTAATGCACCAGCTACAAAAACTACAATACAATAAAAAACGTGTGCAAGAACTGAACTAAACATTAACTATCTCCTTAATTTTAATATCATCATCATTAATTATTCGGACAATGATACGCCATCCCCAAGCTAAACTGATAGCCCCCGTGATGACAACCACAGGAATAAATATCCATGCGGCATATAACGCTATTAAATAGTTGACTATGATCATGGAAACTCCTCCGATGACCCCACGCCAACCCATAGATCCCCTTGTTAATACGAGTAAAACCATACCCGCTAACAAACAAAACCCACCAATAACACTTAAGATTGATAGATTGTTAAATCCTTGAATTTGTTCGATAGTAGAAGCAGCAGTAGCCGACACATTTTGTGGTACAACTGTCGATATACTAGGCTTTACAAAAGGTGAACATCCTATAAGAAAAAAACTACTTAGTACGCTTAGCCATAGGCTTTTTCTTTTTACCATTACCTACTACCTTTTTCTTTGGTGGTCTTCCTCGTTTACTTCCATATGTTCCTTTTCCATGTGGCATTTTAACTTTCTCCTTTTCATGAGTAATTTTATACATTAATTGTGGATTAGTATCCATGAACGTCATCACAATGAGACGAAGCATTTCAATCAATAAGAACCCCCTATCTTAAAGTAATATCTTCCTTTGTCCAAACCGTGTCCCATCTTTTGGGGGTAGCAAATCCCCTAGATTCTAACATTTTATTTCTAACATCTAAACAGTTTTGTAATGTAGTTGGCCCAATAATATGTGTACTATGATTAGCCTTTAGACTATAATTAGCATCGCTTTCTGAGGCTTTACCTAAGTTTGGAGGAAGCTCTACAACAGCTAAAAATACATCAGTTAACTCAACTGCCCCTTCTGCGTCTTCGTCTATATCTGTTTTCCAAACATCTAATTTAAAACTAAGAGTAGTTCCTTTAGTTATACTACTTAAAGATGCGGGAGGTACTGTGGAAAACCAACTTAAATTATTATCGTAGTCTGGAGAAACAGAGGGACTGTCACCTTTCCATCGTAAGGTACTAGTATTTTGCTGATCATCATCACCAAATCTAGCATAGGTTCCGCCACTAACTTTCCACTGAACATCAGTAAAGAATCTTTGTTTCCTTCTATAAGCACCGCTGTCAGGTAAGTTTCCTACTCCGCCTTGAAACACTAAAAATTTAGGGGAAGAATATTTAACAGGAACTGAAGTTAACTCAGCAGCAACTACTTTAGTATCGTTAGCAGTACTTGTATTTACACTTACATTTGAGGTAAAGGTTGTGCTTACAAACCTATCTAACCGAATACCCCAAACTTTACTATGCTGTGTAGTGTTATAACTGTTTCCGCTTCTAGCAGCCGGAGCCGATTCATCATTTGAATATACTTTAACATTCCAAGCAGTATCACTAAGATCGTTGTTTATTACAGTTAAAAAATTTAAGACGTTCTCTTCGTTGTTTTTAGTAGCGTCAAGGAAAACTGTTTCTCCACCTAAAACATTTGACTCAGCATCAGAAATGATTGTAATGGCATTAAAATTATCAGCATTGTTACACTTATATTGAAGTGCAGTACCAAGAAGCCAAGCACCTTTATTATCCTTAGTTAAGTTTAATGTAGCGGATTCTCTTTCTACTGCGCTAGTAGAGTTTGTCGAGTTTGTAGTATTTTCCTCAAAGAAATAATCATTACCCTCATTTAAATTCGTCAAATCAAAGAGTATCATTTGTGCATATTCTTGCGTTGCTTGTGTATTTCCGGCTAAATGTTCTAAAAATACTATTGGACCGTTTGTACTTGTACTACTAGCAGTAAACTTAGTAACAAAATTATATGTCATAAAATGATCTGCATCTGGCGGAGACTTTCTATCAACATGTTTCATTAATGAGCCATCTAAAACTACGTTTGATCCTGTGCTTCTTTCTAAGACAGTTATTTGTAAATCGTCATTTAAATCTGCTAGTTGATATCTAACTGTAACGAAAAGTAAATAACTTCTACCAGACTCAATCCAACCAGTGCCTATATCTGTAGTAGCTAAAGATTGTGTAGCTGGAATAGCATATATTGTGTTATCTTCTTCGTACTTTATAGGTTCAGGAATTGTTTGTGCAATTTCTAAACGACACAGAGGTTTATCTATAGGCCAAGGTTTTCTTGGTCCTGTTGTACTAGTTGAACTAGGAGTATATGTACCCATAGAATCCTCCTATCAAGCTGGTGGTAATAAGTAGAAGAACGTAAGCGTCCCGCTGTTACCCCAAGTTAATCCGCTTGCATTTGCTACAACTCTAAAATAAGGTACATCGGTACTAGTAAAGTCTGCTAATGCCATCTTTAGTCCAGTAACATTAGGAGTAATATCTGACGATAAAGTAGCAAAGGTATCGGTAAAGTTAACACCATCATGTGAAAGCTCGATTGTCAACGTAGAAGCTACATCCGAAAAACCACTCTTTACATCAATACCTACCATGATTTTCTTACCATTAAACGCAGTAGTACTGATTGCAGGAGAAGCAAGAATATCACTGGTTCCACCACCAGATAAAGTTGAAATGGCGGGAGAAGTTGAAGTCTCATACTTAGTATAAGTATTGACTGTCGAGGTTCCCCACTCAGATTCTAATGTAAAAGTTGCCATCTATAATCTCCTATGATGTACTTAAAGCATAGGCAGTTTTAACAGAACCGCCTGTGTATGAGCCTGCTGAAATCGACGCAGCACTCTCGTTAATAATAAATCTCCAATAAGGAGCATAAATGTCAGAAACATCGGCAACAAAAACTTTAGTGGCTCCAGCCGTAAGACCAATACCTGCTGTAATAGTCTGGGCATTTACCCAATTTGTACCATCAGGGGACACTTGTATTTTTAGATCCGAGTCTGCATTAAACCTAACTACTATTTCAATAGCTACTACCAATTTCTTATTAGCTAAGGTATGACTGATAGTACTAGTAGCAATATTATCATCAGCAGACGAAAGAGCGGATGTTCCAGCACTTGAGGAATACTTAGCATAACCTGAAGGCATTCCTGCTGTTGTTGTAGTATTTATAGTTGATGTTACTGTTGCCATTAAATAGCTCCTCCTGAAATCTGAGACACTTGTTCTGCAAGTTCAGGGTTTTGCTGTAGTATCTGTTGAATACCTTGACCACCTGTTTCTTGTAGATCTTGTGCGGCTAGTTGTCCTACAGCCCCAGCACCTTGTTGTGCTAATTGCTGCTGAATTCCAGCTTGAGTTTGAATTTGCTGCTGTTCTTTCATCATTTCCATTTTTTCTTGTTGTACTTCTTCTGGGTTTTTAATCCAATTATTTGAATCAAAACCTATAGAAGTTACTAAAGATTTAGCATATTCTTCCCACTTAAATAACTCTAATGCTTGTGGAGGTAAGTTCTTTACCATCTCTCCCATCTGTAAAAGCTTGTTTAAATCTGTATCTCTACTTAGGGCTTGTAATCCAGTCACAATCTCCACTGTTAATAAACCATCTTCAGAAAATTGTTCGCCTAATCGCGGATCAATCTCTTGATTTTCTAACATTAAGAAAACGGTACGTCTAACAATAGGCTCCATTAAATCTCTCGATATAGCTGAAAACGCTCCGCCTAAAACAGTTTCTAATTCTGAACCGATCATTCTAACAGCCGTTGCTGTAACTCTGTCTCCGCTTGGTATTGCTGAACCTGCAAGTAAGAAAGCGTTTCCAACTTCCCGTCTCATATTTTCAACACCCATTTGAGTAGACTGTATTTGAGGATTCATTGTACCTGAAGGCGTTAGTGTAAATACATCTTGTTGTCTTGCAGAAACAAAACCTCCATTAGAAGTTCTAGCAATATCATCTAGCTCTGTTAAACCTGCTGGATCAATCCCAATCCAGAAGGCAGACCCCGCCGCAGTACCTTCAATTAAAGCTTCGGTAAAAGATTCTAAGGTTTGAATATCACCTATGATGTCTTCACAATGTGAACGACCATAGTTTTCACCAGCAACCATAGCCCATCTTAAAGGTATAACAGGAGAGACCTTAAAAGAACCAGAAGTTATATTAGTTCCTTCTTCATCCTCAGAAGTTTGGTCCCAACTTCCGTCCTCATTTAAAGTTAATCTAACGTATAAAGTATCATAACCTTTTTTACTGTGTTGACCGCTATGATAATATCCATTCATTATAGTATCATCATTATCCTTTGCTATAAACTCTAGGTATATAATCTCTTGTACGTTACCGTCTACATCTCTTCGTAAAACAAAGTGATCTTTCCTAATAACTCTGAAATTAAAGTCATCTTCTTGTACAACTAAAACGTCGCCTGTAACCAATAAGTGTTGTAAAGCTAAGTAAATAGTTTCTCTAAGATTTTTACTGGAGAGTTTATTATATGTCTGATATGAAAGAGTTTCAAGAAAATTCTCTATTTCTTGGGAGGGTTCCATACCCGTGGATAACTCAAACTTAAAAAAAGGAGCATCGTTTAATGGTAACATAGCGGAAAGAATTTTACTAGCCATGTTAGTTACACCACGGGCAGGAACCGACGAATACGGTTGGGGGAGTTGATCTTCTTCGGTTAATCCTTCAGGCGGAAGCAACGAAGGAATTGTGAGTGCTGCGCATTTTCTAGCACGCTCTAGTCCCATTGTTCGCTGACCATCTAATAGTCGCCAGCGTTCTAAATTAGTTTCTTCAGCCATGATTATCTCCTAATTAATCAATAATAATCGTCTTCATCTTCATCATAATCATCATCATAATACTCATCATCATCTATTAAACCATAGAAGCCGTATAAGAAATCATCAATATCTTGACCGGGAGCAGTAGGATCTTGTATAACTTCTGCCTCTTCTTGAGCCTGTTCTTCATCTTCAGCAATTGCTTCTTCTTCCATCTCCTGTTCAAGTATTTCTTGTTCCATAGCTTCATCTGCCATGTCTATCATTTGCTGTTCTTGCTCTAAAACCTGATCCATTGCTGCATCATAGGCCGCTTCTTCTTCGAGTCTTGCTTGATCCATAAAAGAATCATAAGCTGCTGTCTGCTCGATAGGTTGCGGTATGTTAATGGCTGGCATGTCTCCACTACCTCCCATAATCAGTCTCCTTTCTACTAGACCGGACGTTTACCCGCAGCGGTATATTTACCTGCTCCACTACCCGGAGTTGTATAAGCCCTTACAGGGGCGGTTCTTCTCGAAACGCGGGAAACAGCTTTACCTCTGCCCGGCTTTCTTGGTTTTGCTTGAGATAAAGACTCTGCACTAGCCATTGCGGCAAAAGTTTTACCTCTATTAGCCATTTCTCTTTTACGATCTTGTTTTGCTGACTGTGTTAATTCATGGTGTCGTCTCATTTTTGCAGCAGCACGGGCTTCGTTTCTCTTCTTAATTCTTTGTGCATCGGCAAATGCTTGCTGTTGCGCCTGTCTATTTGCCGCTTCTTGAGATCTCTGTATAGCTGCTAATCTATTTTTCTCTGCTTCAGCTTCATAAGCTTCTAACTGTTTTCTTGATCTTTCATCTGCATGAGCTTGTAACTGCCACTGTAAATCTCTGTTTGCCATTCGTTCCTGCATTTGGAACTGCTGTGATTGAAGCTGCATTTGTGCTGCAAAGAATTGATCATAAAATTCAGGATATCCAGTATCAGGATTAATACTATTGGCTTCGCTTCCTACAGTGTACCTTTCAATATCCATCTCATAAGCATTAAAAGCGTCTTCTAAGATACTCATAATTTCTGGATCTTCTACCATTTCTAAAGGTATTACTAATTCTCCCGGCGTAAGATGACCCATAGTTACGTCACCTCCCCGTCCCTCATCAGCCATCATAGTAATCTCTTCTTCAGTTGGCATAGGCATCTCGCCTTCCATCATACCCATATCCATAGCCGCATCGGTTTCTGGAGGGGGCATCATACCCATATCGGGTTCAGCCGCTGCCGCAGCTTGCTTTGCCTTAAGTTGTTCGTACATAGGATCAGCCATAGTATTCCCCTTTCTTCTGTTGTTCATAGATAAATCTAAGTTTTGATACTACGTCTCTTTGTCCACCACGAAATGCCCAAGACTCTTGGGTTTCGTCTGGATTATATTCAAGCGGAGGATAGAGATTCTCCAGCATCCTTACGAGTAGCTCGTCTATTACTGGAAACTTTTGTTTCTTTTTCATTGTCTCTATCCTCTAAGGTTTTAATTCTTTTATCCATATCCCGTAACATTTGGACAACTTGTAATGTATTAAGTTTTCCATTAATTTGTAATTGTTTATAAGGATCTAACATATCAACTCTCCACTAAATCTACTACTTCACAAGATCCACCAGAACAAGCAAGAGTCTGGGTTCCTTTAGTAGTATCTTCTTCTTCGTATTCCGACAGCTTAGTAAAATCAACCAGAGGCATTCGGTCGGCCATCATTTTATAACGAACTTCGTCTATAGTCTCAAACGGAGCCTGTTCATAAACATGATCTACCTGTGGTAGGAAAGAGATTCCTTGAATATCATCGAAGTTTTCCCAGACCCATGCACCTACAGACATAAACTCATTATCAGTGTAGTTTACTGTAATAGATGGATTGTGATCACACCAATGACTCTTATATACTCGCCACAATTCCAAGTGATCCAATGCTGACACATCATCGGCAACCCTTCCAAACTTGGGAGCCTGCATTGGGAATGAGAATACGGCAGTACTAGTAGGATTAAGTACACAATCTTCTACGGGAACTCCCTGATCCTTCAAAAAGAAGAACAGAGGATCTTTCTTGTCAATTCGTACTCGTCTAATGTAGTACTTAGAATATCTTGGGTGAATTCCAGAAGAGGTATCACTAAGACAAGACACCGTACCGCTAGGCTTTACACAAGTAATGGCAGCCGAAGCATTGATACCGAGCTTCTCAGCCCACTTAGTGTTAACCCGTCTAGCAAACTCACGCCATCGGTTAAGACGACCTGCTAATTTATTGAGTCCATCTTTACCCCACATAATAGGGTTATCATAGATGCCTGTAAAGGATACTCCGAGCAATCTTTCCTGCTCTACATTTTCCTTCCAATCATTTGAAAGATAAGGAAAGTAAGTAAAAGAAGATTGAATAGTACCGAGAATAGTAGCAGCCTCGATCTTCCTCTTGATGTCAGATATCTTATCATCGGGTCTAATTATAATCTCCGTTAAGTTACAGAACTGCTTAGGACGCAGGAGAATCTCAGCACATGGGTTTACACCATACGCATATTCTGAACTACGGCCTAACCATTCGCACTGTTCTTGCGCTCCAGCACGATTAAAGATACCACGCTCTCCTGAGTGTGAATCATAGAGATCTCTCCACTCAGTCATGAATTCAGTAAGAGAAGGACGGCCATTATATACAGCCGAGTTATTAGCTAAGGATCTATGTCCTGAGCCTTCCCACCATGCACCACTCTTGCACTTGCCCATCTCTCTATCTGAAAGGTCAGACAAGGAGATCATAGCGGATCGTCGAACACCACCTACGATAATAGACTTAGCAATTACACAACAGATATCGTGACACTCAAGCGATGTCAGCTTTCTACCTTGAGCATTATCAAATACCTTAACAATGTATTTAAAGACAGCTTCTAACGGCTCTGGTCCTGAAGCCCTTCCACCAAAGGTGTTGAGTCTACTACCTGCGGGTCTGATTTGAGAGAGATCCCACGTAGGATGGACACCTTTGAGCCAGAGGTTTTCTAATAGCTCATTACAGGCGTTAGCCCAGCCTTCCTTGGAATCCTCTACAGTAATCCTAACCTGCTTGACTCGTAAGATATTAGTAGGAATCTTAGGAAGTCTGTTTACGACTTCGGACTCTACTGAGTACCCAACGCCTGTGCCATTCATCAGGATATACATTAACTCACTGAAAGAGCGAGGACTGTCGATCTCTAAATAAGAACAATTATAAATGCATGTGTTGTCTCTGTCTGCCGCTTCTCCAGCGGTCATCAAAGCTCTCATACTAGGCATAATCTCATGCTTAAGAATCATGTCTCGAATGTTTTTATGGTCTGTAAGAACAGGATGCTTATCTTCCATCCAATTCCAATACCTATCTACGGTTTCTGTCCATGTCTCCCTACGCTGCTCGTCTTCAAGCCATCTAGCATAACGAGACACGGCTATAAAATTTCTAAATGTATCCATCAGTCTAACCCTGTACTCCCAAAGCCGCCAACACCTCTTCCTGTGTCAGCGAGTTCAAACATATCATGTAATTCAGCCTTAGCAAAAGGCACAATAATAAGCTGAGCAACCCTCATACTAGAGGTAATCTCAAATGGCTCATCTGAAGAATTCTTCAACAGTACAGCTACCTCTCCTCTGTAGTCACTATCAATGACTCCGATCCCATTAGCTAAATGGATTCCTGCCTGACCCAAGCCAGATCGAGAGGCCAACAAGCCGAAGTAACCCTCCGGTATGCTGATGCACAATCCTGTATCTACCTTAACCACTTCTCCGGGCTTGATAGTTTTCGCACCCTTTATAGCAGCCCGAAGATCCATTCCAGCGGCCCCATCTGTAGAATAGGTGGGTTCGGGAATGTAATCTACGGTAGTTGTATAGTCGATTATCATACTTGCTCCTTTTTGATATACTATTATACCCGGTTATAGGGCATATCTATCGGGAAGATCCCATAGTTTAATTTCATTAGTGTCTTTATCGTACTCGCCATCTCTTAAAATGCGTAAACATCGGGCTTGAGACAGGAAAAAGTCCATATCATTTCCTGCTTCCTCATAAGCCCACCATATTTCCCACCACCAATCCTCTGGATCAAAGGGTAGGATATTCTTTTCAAAGTAGTGCTTACCTTTTCTAAACAATCCAGTAATATTATCGGATACATCTCCAGTAATTAATTGACAGGCAAAGAACTTATCAGCTTCTTCTTCTGATATAAAGATTGGCTCTGCTTCTTTCTCAGGATTCCAGTGCCATCCCGGTACACCCCTCAAATCTTTATCAATAGTCACGGCTATTGCTTTACCTGACGATGCCCCTATACCCATTAGATCGTCGGCCTCAATACGAGACACATTACGGGTAGGTCCAATATCTTCTAAGATTTCTTTAGCAATTCCTAGGCTTTCTGGTTCTGGTTTTGTATCTCGATTAGCTTTGTATGATGGTAAGATTTGTCGTCTAAAGTTGTCGTACCTACTACAAGATCTAGCCAAATATACTTTCGACACGCCATCAGGTGTCCAGTTTTCTATATCAAGTTTTAATCTACTTTCTAAGTCTTCAATACCTTCAGTGTCGGCCCAGAACGCCGCCTTATAAATTAAAATATCTCCATCGAGAATAGCAATATCAGGTTTCTGCATCATCTTCTTCGCTTTCTTCGAACTTATCAAACAAGTCCATCATTTTTTCCCATACATCATCATGAGACTCTATAAACTCAAGCCACGTTTCTCCTTCATCCTCATCCATAGGACTAGGCTCAAGGCCACACCACATAGGTAAAGCTTTCTTCACCCGTTGGAGTAATGATTCCAATGATTCGTTATTATACACGATCCAGTCGTAAAGTTCTTGGTATTCTTCCTCTTCTTGCTCAACTAAATTAGCTAACTCTTCTGAAGGATCTTCTCTCCACTGAGCATCATCATTAGGAAGGGTTCTTTCTCCTCCGACAATAAAGATTTGTGTTGCGTCATGGTGCTTACCATAAGCTACTTCATTAAGATATCTACAATCATCTACAATAACTACGGTTTCCCAGTACTTAACTCCATTACGAAGTAGTTCTATTTCCTGAGCCATTACTTCTAATAGGTCTTGATGAAACATCTTTACCCAATGGTCTGGATCTTGTTCTCGTTTCTCTCGACCAACTCGTTGACAATATTCTCTATATTTTTCAGGTTCCTTATCTTTAGGAAATCCTAATTCTTCTGCTTCTCGTTTCAACGCTCCCGCAAAAGACATAACCTTGGGACGAAGCCCATTGTTAAAAGCATATTCAGCGATGTGATTAGCCAAAGTAGTTTTTCCAACTCCAGCTTTTCCGCTTAAGATTACTAGGTGCATTTAGTAGCTCCCTAAATAGTGTGTTAGGCATAACATATTTTGAAATTGGTAATCCTCTATCCTGTAAAATCTGACACACAGCCATAGTACAAGTCTTAGGTTTACTTAAAAATAAAAATCGCTTAAAGAAATACCATTTATATAAGTCCCACCGATTACCACAATACTTAGGAAACAAGAAGTAATCTATTTTAGAAATATCTAAATCAAAATTTCCTAGAGGTACAATAGTATTTGGCTTACCAAATAACTTGTGTACAGAATCAGTTTCATAAAAGCATACTTGTTTGTTTTCTATAGCAAACAAAGTCATATCTATTTTATCATTATAGATTCTAATATCGCAGTGTACGATAGGAGAAAAAGCAAAGAACCGTAAAATAAATCGGCATACTTTTTCATTAAAGGATTTCTTAGTTACTAAAGCTGGGTTCTTCCAATGAAAGAAACCAACATCTATTTTAAAGTTCATATTGAATTGACATACCCAGAGCTACAGCCAGTGCATGTTCCATTCTTGCTCCTTCGCTTCTCTCCCAACCCCGAAGCATATAGATACAATCTGATTCAAAGACAGCTTCTATATCACGAAGAAGGGCATCACGAAGTTCTTTTTTACTCATTTCCTTAGAAGGATCTAATCCATATTCTTTATCAAGCTTAGCGGGATTGATAGGATCATAGATTATCTTACTCTTTAAGTTCTTTTCAGCCCTATCAAACGCTTCATGATTAAGGTTCTTATAACCACGCATGGGGCCAGCAATATAAATCTTCAGTTTTTCGTACTCGTTTCTAGGTACTTCCATATGTTTCATCAATGACATTCTGACCAATTCCTCCCGACTCTAAAGTCTCCATCTAATCTGATCTTACAGTCTAGTCTTTCTCCTGCTTGCTTAATACTTTCACAGCCAAGTAAACCAATATCATTTGCAATATCAGGATGCACTTCCAACTGCCACTCATCGTGGACAGTAGCCATAAATCTAGCTTTATCTTGATACCCTCGTTTCTTAATTTCTCTATCTAAAATACATTGGGCAAGCTTCATAATAATAGCACCGTCACCTTGCAACTGAACATTTAATGCTGCATGAATAGAGCGACACGGTACTTTCCTACCATCAAGCAACTCAATAGTCCCTGACTTATTAACTTGAAACTTACAGTTCTGAATAACTTTATTTAAAGCTGGTAGTTTTTGTAGGAATTTCTTCTTAAGATTCTTGCCGACTGCTGCGGTTTGTCCCACGATCTTTCCGATCTTAGCATCACCAGCGCCATATATAAAACCATAGAAGAAAGTTTTTGCCGCATTTCTACTGGGCAATCCAGCAAGCCTTTGATTCTCATCGTGAATGTCCTTCTCTAAAACAATCTTAGCATAACTACCACGGTCATAGGGATACATTCGATTAGCAAGCATTCTTGCCTCTAGTCCCTGAGCATCAATACCAACCTGAACCCATCCTTCTTTAGGAATAAACAAAGCTCTGGCTCTCTTGTCTCCACTAACCTGTTGTAAATTAGGCTGACTAGCAGTCATACGACCTGTAACTGTACCTTGAGGATTAATAGAACCATGTATTCTACCATCTCTAGACGTACTTGCTCTCGTAACCCAGTCTGTTACCTGACCCATGAGTTTAATCATGTAAAAGTATTCTACTAGTTTCTGTGCTTCAGGAAACTTAAGCTTTTTTAACACAGCTTCATCAACCTTTGGATTACCTTTCTCAGTCAGAGGAGCCTTCCAACCATACTTATCAAACAAGCGTTCAGAAATCTGCTTACGAGAACCCGGATTAAATATAGTTATTTTATCCTTCAGTCTCTTACCAGTCTTATCTGAAAACCTTTCTTCAACTATAGGCGGAAAGATATCTCCTAACTCGTCTCGAATAAGGTCTGTTTGTGTTTCAAGTTCTTCAAGTAGAATAGTTCCCTTCTTTAAATCAAAGTTAAAACCGTTTGAGGTTTGCTCTGCAATGATCTTAGAAACTATATGCTCGAATCGAATTACCTTATGATTCTTTTTAATAAAGGACTGTTGCTCCTCAAAGATCTGTGCATTCAAGGCCACATCGCCCTTACAATAAGTCAACATAGTTTCACTAAAGGCATCCCAACCGCCATCATAATCTATCTTAGGAAACCCAAGATGAATTCCCCAGCACTCAAGAGAGTTTCCATTTAAAGGATGCTGAGACTTGTCAGGATACATTAGCTTACTAACGATTAACGTATCCAGTACTTTTGTTTTAATGGGACCATATAAACGCTCTAGTAACGGAACATCATACATTATAACATTATGACCAATAATTAAATCAGCGTTTCGTAGTTCATCAACGCCATCTTCAATCTCACATGGTCCAAACTCTTTTGTTTCTCCAGTATCAAGATTAGTTGTTACCATACAGTGTACGGTATCAGCTTCCTTGGATGCTTGACCTTTGGAGTTTAGAATAACTTCTGTTAATCCATTCGCTTCAATATCAAATACGATCCGGTTCATGAGGATCTCCTAAAAGTAACGCCACATTCCCTTTCTTTCCCATTCATGCGGGGACTCTGCTTCATTACCCATGAACCTAACATGGGAATAGCTTCTTCCATCGGAATGTAAAACGTATGTGTAGTGGTGTTCATCGTGTTGATAAGAAATCTTAATCTTATCTAACGACCTATTAACTTTAACAGGTACTTCGAACTTATTATCTCCAATTGACATAGGGATTCTGTGATCCCCATCTGGCAAAACAGTGATATCATGATCGAAGTTGACTGTCATATCATTATCTACTAGTTCCATCTTAGGTGTTGGAATCTTTTCAGCCATTATTATCTCCATTCGTTACAGGCTGGAACATAGGCTGACCACTATCGCTGTCAATAGCGTAGTCAATTTCCTCAAGTCTTCCAGTCTGTCTATTGTAGAACAGGGCAGTAGCAATACCAGCCCGTCCAGTAAGTCTATTCTTAAGTACACGAACAATAGTGGTATTAGCTACAGCTTCATCGGGATTTTGACGATCCCTCTCAAGACCAACAACCACATTAGGAACCGAAGCCAGACTACCCGATCCTCTTAGATCCTGTAGTGTAATACGATCACCCTCTTCGTAAGCCTTGTTTGTCTTACGCAACTGAGACACGACATCAATACGCACTCCGGTACGAGACACCAAAGACCTAAGTTCTTTCATGATGTTATCAATCAAGAGCCTTTCCGAGTTACCGCCTTCGAAATCTGTATCGGCATTCATAAGACCAGCAGCCGCAGCGGTAATATGATCGAGAACAATCACATCAACCTTAAGTGACACAGCCATATACTCCATCCTAGCACACAGGTTCTTCAAAGCATTATTGCCAAGATGATCATAAATATAAAGCGACGTTTCACTAAGCCGTCGTCTCGCAGAAGCATACTCTTCGTCTGATAACTCATCAATTACATCCATATGAATAGGAGGCTTGCCCATCTTTTCTCGCAGTTCATTCATAAGCCGAACAGCCTTGATAGCACGAACAGGTTTATTAATCATAAGCGAAATCATATCGTCCATAGTTTCCTGTGGAGATTCTTCGAGCATGATCGCTCCAACACTGCGGCCCTCTTCGAGATGTCCATTCATAATCTCTCTAAGGATAGTGGACTTACCTGATCCAGTTCCAGAAGCCCACAAGGTAATCTCCCCTGATCGTTGACCAATCAGATACTCTGTCAGTACGGTAAACGGGAAAGGATACACCCTAGTTTCTGAAAGGTCAGTTTCATTAGCAACCTTAGAAACATGCAGGATCTCATCTGGAGAATAACACTGGGCTTCCCAAAGGGCAGTAGTTAGTTCAGAGGTCTGACCATTCATGATACACTCATTTGCATCCTTGCCGGGAATACTAGCAATCTTACACTTACCCGGTGGCAGAATCTCAGCTACCTCATTGGCTGCCTTACGCCCTGCTTCATCTTGATCAAAGGCAATTACAATCTCTTGATAGGACACAAGCCACTCAAGGTTATCTTTAATTGCCTTAACTGCTCCGGCTGCTCCGCTTGGAAGGGACACGACAGGCCACCTACCGCCAAGCACTTGGTTAGCAGACATACAATCATACTCTCCTTCGGTAATGATCACACGCTTACCACCATTACGCCAAAGGTGCTGACCCCATAGAGTAGGTTTGTGGCTATTACCAATCCACCTGAAGGATTTGTTTGGTCCTCTAACATGCTGAGCTACCATAACACCATCGTTATAAAATGAAGCGATCTCTCGTCGTTCACCATTTTGGGAGCCGACCATATAGTTATACTTCTTAGCTGTTTCCTTAGTGATACCGCGAGCCTTAAGGGCTACACACTCTCCATCTAAGAAAGAAACAGGTTTAGTTTCTGGTATAAAGTTTGTCATAGTTTGTGTCTTATTTCCTTTTGAATAGAAGCCACAGCTAAAACAATAGCCATGACCATCATCATATATAGCTAGGTTATCCCCAGTATTGTCTCTACCTTTAGATGCACACTGAGGACATCTTTCTCGGCTTACTACCGTACCCGTATCCGTAACGTCTTTCATTCTAATGCTCCTGCAAAACCTTGTTTGCTCTAGCAACCCCAACTATATCATTTAATTGAGTTACTATACATTCAATCTCATCACATTTCAATTCTTTGGCTAGATAAAATCTATTGTTTCCTTTAATCACTACCAAAATATTCTCTTTTATATCTATATCTAAGTTCTTTATAACCTCTTTAAACTCTCGGTTTAAGGGGTGTTTAATCATTTCTTTAACACGTTCTGAAGACAAAGGCACAACCAAAATAGGGTGTCGCATACCTCCATCAGCTACTATCTCTTCTTTAAGCTTTATATAGAAGGTTTCATTTTCAGGCTCCGTTACATAAGGAACTAAATCCTTTAATGAAATAACTTCAGTTTGTAACTTCCCTTCATAGAAACTTTTTAATGTCTTCATACAGCGTAAGCTCTTTCTCTTGTCTTTATGGTTGCTTTATTATGTCGGTCTGTTGCCTTCCACAAACCTCTTGAAAAACCAGCGTGTTCTCCATGTCCATAACCTTGACGATAACCAATTTTATAACAGAGATATCCAGTCAACCCTGCTAGAAGAACTGATCCCACCGCTAATAGCATTATGTTAGCTCCTTAAACTACTAATAGTTTTTGCCAAGTCTTCAATCTCTGCAATACTCTGATACGCAGCGACATCTCCTCCGGTATATTCATAATTGAGATTACCCTTTGGATCTAGGACACCTACCTCAAAGGTTCCTTCATCTGAATAAGTACCGGGTCCGCATATGATGGACAATGCCCACCCGTTTTTGAAATCCATACGATCACGAAACTCTTTTCTTTCCACAATTTTCCCTCTCTTTGTCTGGAATTAAAATCTTACTTTTACATGATATACATTTCCAAACCCCCGTTTCCCATCCACAAGAAATATAACCATCTCTATAACCAACTTTAAGAGCAATTTTATATATCATATAAGGAAACATAATACCATTTACTAATAACACAATTTCATACCAAGACATATTAAAGTATCCTCTTAATGGGCCGAGCCAGATTCGAACTGGCGACCTAACGATTATGAGTCGTCTGCTCTAACCGCTGAGCTACCGGCCCATAATACCCTCGGTGGGATTCGAACCCACACTGGATGGATTTTAAGTCCACTGCCTCTGCCGTTGGGCTACGAGGGCTAGGAAACCGAAGGGGCCGGTGATTGCTTGAACCACCAGCCCCTCCGAATCTCACGCCTTATCGACTCCAACAATGAAGTAGCCCGGTTCTCCCGGTTCTGCCCATTGTTTAGTCACATGAAGATTTTGAATCTGTGAGTCATCTACCCAAAGTTTGTTATTTAAGACATCTAAAACAGACTTAGCAAAGTTATCTATGTCTGCTTTAGGATAATCTAGTTTTGTTTTCTTTGGTCTAGTAACATACAGTTCTACATCTACAATGAGTGGTCCTTCGATAAGTTCAAAATCAGTACCTAGAACCTCGTATACAACTTCGGCGCATTCTGATCTGAATTTCTTATATGGTCCTGTAAAGTAAGCACCATACTTTGAAACCCTAGGTCTACTTGCTGCTATGGGACTTATATCAAATCTCCATTCAGGCACAGTAGTTCTCCTTCTCAGAACGGCAGATCCTCTTCATCATCAGAGGTATTAGTAACGGTAGCTGGAGCCTGATAGTTTGAACCATCGAAACCATCAGTAGGCTCAAAGCCACCAGTAGACATCTCCCGCTCAGCCTTCTCAACAATCTGAACACCATTCAAGAACATGCTCAGAGAGTTATCACGCTCGATGACAACAGGAGTAAGCTTAAGCTTAACCCGATCACCACCATAAGGCGTAGCCTCTGTCGGCTTAGCCGCAGCATCAACGCAAGGAAATACATTTACGTCCTTTCGAACAAACAACTTAGTCTTTGACTTCAGGGTTTGTGTACCCTCATCGTCTGCCTTAAGACCATTAATCTTAGTGCATCCCAGTTCCTTAGCAATAGCATCCATTCGCTTCTGCGTATCCTCATTAAGGACTACTGTGATGTTATGATTTGCAGCATCAACACCAAACTTGCTGTCTGGTTTATGGAGATGCGACCATCGAACCTCAAGTTCGTCTGTTACAAAAGCACTACCCTTCTTCATTTGACTTTTCTCCTTCTTCGGCTTCTGTCTTTGTACCTTCAGTAATAATACTAGTAATAGTTTGGTTAATTCCATCTGCCATTTCTCTCATAGCATTACTGAGATTACCGAGATAAGACAAAACAGCTTCCGTCTTAATTCCCGGTGGCAAGGATGGCCCGTCCATATCCGGGGCATTATCCTGATTATCTGTGACAACCATTGTCTCTTCTGTCAATTTATGACTCCTTTCGTAAGAGTTCTAGGTACGGATGTCCATCAATTACTACGCCTACAGAAACAATCGGTTTCTTAATATAATTCTTAGCGTAGCTCATAGCTGTATGATTTGTATCTACTCCACAGCCTACATTCATGCCGAAGATATACTTATTCGTCGGCGTTCTCAGGTATTGTATACCAGCAACACTATGAGTGTGTCCCATTACCCAAGAATTTCCTGTAAGTTTTGCAGAATTAAATGCCGGAGCCATACCCCCACTACCTGTGCCGTGGCTGTAATGAACTCCATCTATATTTGTACTGTATTCCCACGACCAGTTAGGGGTATCCCATACTTCACTGTACTCCTTTAAATAAACAGGAGGAATACCTACGTCGGCATTTAACCTAATGACACGCTCATCATGATTACCAATCATAACGTGTGCCGAGGGAAATAATCTTTTCCACTTCTTCAGATTATCTACAACACCTTGATACTCCTGCATAGCGGAGATAGATTCAGGGTGTTTCTTATGAAAAGAAATTGCATGATGATCTACAATATCACCAATAAACACGGTAGTATTGGTTCGATACTTCCGCTTAATATCCTTGACAAAAGAATAATAATCTGGATGTTCCGCAGGTAAATGCAGATCACCTATTACAAGTACTCTTGCCATTTGATTTATCCTTACAAAATCTATTTTTATAATCCTGCTGCCATTGTGTAGCAATAGGTGGTAGGTCGGCTCTCTTCCGAGTACCGGGCTTTGGATAAGCTTTCACAAAGTTTCCTTGCTTATCTTCTACATGAACCCACTCCTCTGCATAAGCTTTGATAGGTTTATAAACATTGAGTTTATTTTGTTGGTGAGCTATTTGGATATTATTTAGTTTTACGTTCTTATTTTTTGGTTGGTCTTTCATATCTGATCCTTAATCATCCTGTATATCTACCGAATCACAAATTAAATAATCCCCCTCTATAACAATATGTTCTCCATCATCTAGGACGATGTAGTCTCCATAATCAATCTCAATTAAAGTCAACTTCTTCAATCTCCTCATCAAATTCTCCGTCGTCAGGAATGTAAACATTCAAGTTTAATCCTTTAACTGGAGCAAGTTTATTATACCATAAAGATGAAGCCAAGTTAACTAAAAAGATTTCAGAAAGTTGTTTGGACGGAAAGGAAAACGTAATATCCTTTTGTCCTGAACAGTCTTTAACTAAATTAACTGTATATTCAATTGCTTGTTCCATTTCATGTTCACTATCTATTACCCTCATTGTCATGTTCTTGTCCCCTTCTAAGAGTTGACATTTCAATTATAATGTTACGAGGAATACTATGGACGGTTCCAGTATTATCCTCCCCTACAGTATCTGTTATAGCTACATACTCATCTGTCTCATGTAACACATAACCTATATTTTTAATTTTAGGTAACGGTTCATGAGCATATTCGTATGCGTCTTCTAATGATACCCACTCAGGACCACCCTGAGAATGAGCATCTACCCAAACGATTTCTCTTACTTCAAGCGAAGAGATAATCAGATTCGAGAACTCTCTCAATTCTGAAGTCACCTCTCCGGGGCAGTTCGGGCAATCGCAAGTTGAGTTCGTTCTCAATGTCTTCCTTGAGTCGTTGCAGTTGGTTTTCCTGATGCATCTCATAGAATTCCTCCCTTATCAGTGGGACCAGTAGATCCATGTCCGGTGCAGGACAACCATAAGAATCATGCACCATAGAAAATTGGTATATGCCAAGCATTATGGCTCGCCAAACAGTACAAAACATATGACTTGCATCAAGACTATGAATCCAGTTAGGAGAAATAGCCTGCATCACAGCCTTACGATCTACCTCGGTCTGACTGTGCGTTGCAAATATTAATTCTTTCTTATTAAATAACTCAGCAAAACTACGTCGCTTTGTGGGCTTAAAGTAAGCATGAACAACACGGAACCCAGAAGGAACGGTGTAAGTTATATGTTCATTTAAGTTAGCGGTTATTTCGCCAAGTTGTTTTAGATATTCTTTACCTCGGTTAGGCATCTCAAGAGCCTCGTCTAGCCCTACCTTAATAGCTCGGGCCAACTCTGTAATAGCAGCATTACGAGTATCTTTAGGAACCCAATCTAAATGTCCCTCAGATTTAAGATACTTCTGTATCCCATAGAAGGTTAAGCCATAAGCATCACACATAGTACTACGCTTAGTAACACTTCTAGGAATGTTGGCCTTCCAGTGGTTTAAGAACTTTATATAAAACTCATTATCCAACTGATTGGTATTGCAGTATGTAGTTACGGCATCTGCTACCGATTGGTACAGATCTTCAGGACTTAAATTAGCATCAACATTAGTTAACTTAGCGTTCTTCTCATCTCGCATAATAGCTGACCAATGTTGTGTACCATTGCAGGCTCCGTCCACTTGAACAGGAACCTGAGTCATTCCATCTTCTCTAAAGTAATCAAAGATTGCTGCGAGTCGTTGGAACGATGGGTTTTTCTTTACTTTATCTGAGATCCACCCACGATTATCATAAGGATTCTCACTTATACGCCGTAACATTTCGACGTTATCATCAAACCATTGTTCTCTTTGATCAAACGAAAACTTATCTTGGTCAAATAGATTTGCTATGTGTCTCTTCATCCATATTCGACCACGTTCTGTTTGCTTCCGTGCTTCTGCAAACTGAATTAAACCCACATCAAGATCAGAACCTTGACAAGATAACAATTCACAGGCGGTATACGCTCGTCCTCTAAAGTCTAAAGTATAAACCATATAGAAGAAAGAAAACTTAGCCATCTCTTTAGCTAAATTTAAACGAACTAACAAGCGACACCTATGTTGTTCAGATTTAAACCAACTAGCCCAATACTCTTCTCTAGCTACACACCACTTCGCTTGTTCTTCTTTAGATCCTTCTTCAGGATAAGGTTCATTATGCATAAACTCTTCTAAAGAATAAGCGGGAAGGTTGGCAAGTTGAGTATTATTTAAGAAGAAGTTTTCCATAACTTCTAATACACGTTTATTGATAGACCATTCAGTTCGCATCTTAGCATTTAAACCATCCAAAACTAACTGACTAGGCTGTGAAAAACTCTGGGGCTTTAAATAACCTTCTTCGTAATCTGAATTATATCGTTGAACAACTTCTTTTCTAGCCCATGTATTTAAGTAACCACCGCTGGCCTGTAATGTATGATCAACCGGCGGAACAATCATCGGTCTAAATAATAAGTTACTAGTCTCTAATGCTGCATGTTTAGAGTGAAGATCCTGTAAGATATCAGGACGCAAGGTAACAAATAATTTCTTTTTCCAAACCTTACCACCAGAATATCTTTGGTTAATCATTTGAAATATACCTGACCTCTCAGCTATACGTATCATATGATGACCAAAATCTTGGCGGTGCTTCAAAGGTAATTTATTTAACTTACCTACTTTCTTAGCAAAAGCCTTACATCTTTTTTCTGTCCAGCTTTTTATAAACTTAGACTGCTTTCTCCAGTCATTCCTAAAGTCAACCTTAGATTGTTGATAAGCTATGATAGCAAAAGAATCTTGGGCAATTATGTTGGCTAGTTTCTGTGCAGTAGGTAATGGATAAGAAACATTTAAGAAACCAGAGAATTCTTTTTCCTTAAACATTGAGGCATGAAGCCACTCACGCATAAAGCATCTTAGCGTCAGGTCCGCCATCTTAGGCGCACCCAACGCTAAGAGCGGCAGCAACCATTTGGGGGTCTTATGATTGCTACATATCTTATCTATCCATTCCTGATAAAAAGGGGTGAGATGGACTACCGTAGCATCCAATAACTGCTGCTCCGGTAGCCCCTCATCTGGTGATCTCTCGTAATCTTTCCAGTAACGGGCCACACCACCCGATATCATCTCCTCTTCCATGAGATTTTGGGTAGCTGTACGTTCGTTCTGCTCTGCTTCAGAGAGGTTGTCCCATAGTATCATTAGGATCTCCTTTTTCAGTAAGTAGTATACTACTATACCCGGTTATTGGGAATTCCTAACATACTATTAGGCAATACCAGATGCTCACCCCGTAATATCATACGGCGAGAGCCTTTCGAACGACTCTAATTGAGTCCTTAGAAGCCTTTCCGAACAGGTTCTTATCTGCTCGGGAGCTATTAGTAAGCTTTCGGCCTTTCTTAAAGGTTCGATGCTGAATCCAGTTTGTGACAGCATTAGCGGCCATCCAAGCTGATGGATTAGCATTCAGTTCCTTACGCTCTGTATCAAAGGTCTGACCCCAACTGCCAACGGTCTCCGCTGCATCCTTCAGGGTGTTCTCCTCTGCCTCAGTCGTAGGATTAGTTACCACTTCTTTATTGGTAAGCATAGAGTAACACTCAAGCCAAAACTTTGAAATCGTACTGTGATTCCACTCGGTCTTAGCCAACGTGGTTACTTTATCTTGAAAGAACCTACCAGTATTACGGAAGTATGCCAAAGCCTGACGAGCCTGCTGCATCTTGTCTTCTATGTCACCATTATGTGTAAATCTGAAGGCACTATTCACGCCCTCACTCAACGCCATTTTGAGTGTGTTGTCACACACAACACGAAAAGAAGTAGGCTGCCCCATGAAAGCAAGAGAACCATCATGTCCGTTAGCGAGGAGGAGATACTGATGAATCTCATCATGCTTTCCATCAGCGCAGAACGAATCGGCTCTAAGACATACATAAACTCGTCCACCGTTTCGTAGAGAACCAAAAGATTCAACATGAGTGTCGTCACCAGCCAAGGAATAAGCCAGTTCTGCAAGTTCTGTGTTCTGAACAATTTTATACTCCTTACCTACCCATCCAAGCACATCTCCTGTATCGCTACGAACATTAGCAACCCGTTCGGAAGAAGATCCGCCACACACGTTGCCGTTCTCATCACGATAAAAGTAATCGAGGTGGGTTGAGGGACATACTGTCCAGTCCAGTCCTGCTACCTTCAAGGCTTCTCTAGGATTCAAGATGTCTTCGGTCACAGTACCAAGACCGTGCCATGCTTTCTTCTGATAATAAACTGCTGAGTCATTCTCTGTCATATTGTGCATAATTTTACCTTTGTGAAACGTCGTATGTCAGGGTCCAACCTGAACCATTACATTTAACTTTAATTAATGTAGCTATGATACTAACATCATATCCATTGTTTTCATCTATCCATGCTTTAGTTCCTGCTTCCATTGAAAGAGGAACCCACTCACAATTATAGTTATCTTCAGGCATTACAACATCTACATCTACTTCATTATACTTCATAACGGGCTGCATGTTTACGTCCCGCTCAAGCATACCCCAAAATTCGTAGTGTCCAATACCTTGATCCTCTTCCTCCCATTCAATAGCATCAAGGATTGCTTCTTCGATATCAAATGTCTCAGGCATTTTGTCTTTCCTCAAAAGTTGTCATCCATGTCTGAAGATAGCGATTAGCTTCGTACTTAGTAACATCAAACTGTTGTTGAATACTGCTGCCTGCTCCAAACATATTTACTGAACCACTTTCTCGTAGTGCGTCCAAAAATACATTAACTTCTTCTTGCGTAGGTACTTTGTTCATATTAATCCTCAATTTGTTTAGGTTCAAACATTCCACGACAAAATCTATTTAACATTAGTGCTGCTTTCTTAGCCTCACCTTTATCTTTATAAGAAATAACTTCACGTTCGTAATATTCTGTTGGCTGATGCTCATCGTCCCAACCAAAAGATGCTTCTTCATAGTGCCAAGTATCTGTCTCAGCATTATATAATCCCCAACGTGCCTTAGTCATTAAGTTCTTCCATTTTCTTTTCAAATTCTTCCATAGTAATTTTCCCGGTAGCGAGATCATAACGCAGCCCATACTCATCATGTGATATATTCCTTGGGCGTTGATCATCACCCTTACCTGCACCACCGTTGTCTTGATTCATGTTAAAAGGTTTCCATCCTTTAGACTTAGCTGCTCTTGCACCCTTATCTCCATCTCTATAAGCAAGCCTAGCCTTTCTATTTTTATTTAGCTGACGCTGTTGCGCCCGAGTAAACTTATATTCATCACCTTCGTATTCACTCATTGCTCTAACTCCTCCCAACCTTCAGCCCATTGCTTTGCAATAGCAGGCAAGAGATTAACTTTTGCAGCTATCTCTTCCCAGTCGGGTTCTTCACCACGATTCCATGCTTCGTTGGCTAGTTCCCAACATTCATAGGCGGTTTGTTTGACTCGACCCATTACTTTCCTCCAAAAGTTTAATAGCATCTTGACAGGCTTGGATAGCAGCCGTTAAGGCTAGTTC